CGGTAGGGTCTTGATCGAGGGCCAGCGGTAGGGTCTTGATCGAGGGCCAGCGGTAGGGTCTTGATCGAGGGCCAGCGTTTAGGCGAAGCATAGACGCGCGGCTGGAGGGCCAAGGGCAGGCGGGGAAAGGGTTATAGTATACCCCCGACAACCCTCGAAAATCGCGATTTTGAAAAGTTGGTATACATAAAAAAATTTTTTCCATTTCTCTATTTCTTATATTTACTATACTATACTTCTTTTTTAACAGAGTTAGTAGAAAAAGAAAAAAGTATGTATACCAACTTTTTGACGCTATACTATAACGTCCTTTTTGCGAGTAAATTCAAGGCGTTACGAGGTCCGCAACGTCGATTGCGCCGCAATCACTTCTGGCCCCAAAAATCCCGCTGTCGGTATACTATAACAGCATCTAGTAGCTATCCTTCGGACAGCCACTAGATGGCGATTTTCGGCCTCACTTATAGTATCGGGCGCTCTTGCCACACATCCGGCATTGCGTTACGCTCCGCTTACGCCCCGGGCGGTAGGACCACAGCTCATAGACCCCCCACCCAAGGATGAAAATGACGGCCACCCAGATCAAGGATAGCCGCCCGTCCAGAGTCATCTCGATCAGTTTGTCCATTCGACGCGCTCCCCCGTTTTGAGGTTCAAAATGATTACGGGTTCCCCGAACAAACGGGCAGCGATGCGCGCCTCGAGACGGGCGCGGGCGTAGGTCGGCTCAAATCCGAGCGTCTCGCCGTTACAGATCAGCACACACATCACGACACCGCCCAGGTTTTGCGCGGGCCGAGGCCACGGGGGGTGTGCGAAATCCGGCGGGTGCCGGGTTTATACCGCTCAGGCGCATGGCGCTCGGGCTGTTTGACAGGCGCGGACGCCTTGAACACGGCCGATTGATGGCGGTCAACAGCGGCCAAAAGCCGGAAAGCCCAAGCCTGGGCTTGTTCCTCGGGGGTCATGGAAAATCTCCCAAATTGTGGACTGGCGCGGTTCTGTCCAATTTGGACAAAACATACACAGCGCCAGACGCATGGCGCGCGGCGTGTGTCATGCGTCATGCGTAGGTGCAATGCAGAAAAACCCCGCAGCGAGTGCCGCGGGGTGACAGGCGCTAGGCGCTAGGCGGCGCTTAGGCCGCCTTGCGGGCGCTGGCCTTATCCACTTCCATCTGGACCGCAGCCGCCACGGCACGACGTTTTGCCAGCGTCTCAGCGATGGCGCTGGCAATAGCCGCCAATTCATCATCGGTCATATTGTCGCCATGCTTGGCGACACTTGCCAGAATCGCGGCCGCTTGCTTTGCGGCTTTTGCGCGCGGCGATTGTTCCGCTTTTGCCGCTTCGGCCGCTTCGGCTTCGGCTTTGGCCGCTTCGGCGGCTTCGGCTTCGGTCATGGCTTCGGCTTTGGCGCGGGCTTCGGCTTTGGCCGCAAATTCGGCCGCCAGCGCCGCAATGCCGGGCTTGCCCTTGCGGGCATAGGTTTCAAGGAAACCCATATTCTCGACGCCTTCAGCCTTCAGCAAGGCCACCATTTCACCCGTGGCGCTTTCCGCGCCCATCGGGTTTTCTGCCGCCACCATGGCCGACTGAAGGCCGGCCAGCGCGGCCTTGTGGTCGCGAGTAAAGGCCAGCGCCAAGCCCGAGACGGTGGCGACATAACGGCGCATAGTCGTTTCAGGGATTTTGGCAATGGTCATTGCCATGGAAAGCGCGCTTTCCATTTCGGCCTTGCTTTTCTTCGTGGTCTCTTCGTCCCATCGCTGCACTTGCGAGACCATATCCAAGGCCAGCGCCACCATTGCATTGAATTTAGCTGTTTCGCCGAAGGCGAATTGGGTCCAAGCGTAAGCGCCGAATTTTTCCATTTCTTTCTTCCTTTTCATGTTCCGCCAATTTGGCGGTTTTGGCTGTTTTAGACACACCTTCCCCGTTCCCTGCCTTGCCAGTCAGGCAAGGAAAGGGCGGACGAAGGGCTTTCCCCCCCTCTCGCTAGGAGAGGCAAGCGCCCCCCCCTCGATACCGAGGATAGAAGGACCATACGCTTTTCCACGGCCCAGACAACGCCCCCGGCGGGCCGCCCCAAATCTCTCCATTTGAAATTTTTTCGAAGAACCTTGCACCACAATGCACCATCCAAGCAAAGAAAAGGGGGGCTACTAGCCCCCCTTCCTCTCCATGCGAAACCACTTGGTGAAATACTCATAGGTCTCCCGGTCTACGAGCTCGAACCCAGTCTTTACTCCGCAACTGTGAGGCACTCGTAGTAGGCCTCCTGCGCCCCCAACCCGTTGGTTTGGATCAGCAACCGGAAACCCTTCTCCATCTGGAGCTCCCGCATACAGTTGCGGAAGGCTTTTGAACCCACAGGCCTGGCATTCCCCGGCCCGTAGCAGAAACTCCAGTACTCGTTGTAGAGTTTGGTCTCGGAAATGCGGCTCTGCGTATTCAATCGAATCTTGGGAGACTCCTCGATAAAAAAACGGACAGAGTTGTTCTCCTGTGCAATCTCGCGGATCAGCTGTTTGTGGCTCTCCGGCAGGGTATACTCCCGACGCTGAACCAGACGCTGCATCGCCAGAACCGCCCAGGCGGCAATCGCCTCCCGCTCCTCGGCCACGATGATGTCCCCGACGTTGATCTTCCGCTTCTCAGCAGACACAGCCTGGGTGAACTCGAGGATCAACCAGCGACGGTTGAACCCTTCCGAGCTGTCCGTGGTCTTCGGCGTGTGGTTCGACGCAAACCAGTGGGTGCACATCGGCCGGAAGTTGAAGATGTCCCGCCCTTTGTGCTGACCCGACATCTCAGCCCCGTCGATGATGTCCTTGAACTTCTGACCGTCGATCTTCTTGCTCTCGCTCAACTCACCACACACGTTGATCAGCTTCTCGTTCATCTGCGTCGGCAGGAACCGGTCACCCCAGTCGTTCGGTGGCACAAAGCACTTGGCATTGTCAGGGACCAGCGACAGCGCGATCGTCAACAACTGGCTCTTGCCCGACTTCGGAACCCCCTTCAGCAGCACAGCGCGCTGGAACCGCGGGCCCATGCCAAACAGGGTCACACAAAGCGCCTCCTGCAGCGCATCGACCTTCTGCCGATAATCCGGGTCATGCCCCCAGCTGTCCTCCAGGAACTGGAAGAAGGTCGTCGCACCATCCCGCAACTCCGGCACATAGCGGAACGGCAGCGTGTAGGTCATCCCATACTCCGGGGAGTGCGGCATGAGCACCAGTTCTTCGGTCAGATACCCGTTGGCGAAGTTCACACCCCGAACATCCAGACTCTTGATGCCCTTCTGGAGACGCACTTTGATCGTCTCAAGGATGCCTTTGTGGTCATTGGCCTTCTTCGCAGCGGGCAGTTGACCGTAGTCGGACGAAATCCGGCTCTTGATCTCACGCTCGTCGAAGATGTCCCAGTTCGACCCGCTCCATTTCCAGATCATGTTGTTGTGGTAGCGAAGCTCCCACACCGCCTCGAGATCCTTGATAACGGCCTCAGCAATCTGGCTATGGTCCGTCCCATCCAGTTCCCCGCTCCGCAACTCCCGAAGCCGGCTACGCAGCGACGAAATCCTCAGGTCGAGCCCACCCGTGTCGACCATATACTGCATCAGCCGGTCTTCCTCGAGCCGGTTGAGCCCATTGGCCCTGGCAATGCGGTCAAGGATGTAGTCCACCGCCCGCGATCGGCCACTCGACTGCTCCGGGTGGCGCTCAAACTCATTCCGCATGTAGTCGCGCATCTCCTCGAAGGACCATTCTTCATGCTCCTTACTGAACTGCAGACCCAGCTTCTGCTTGTCTTCTTCGGTCAGGCCCTCGTCCCAACCATCTGGCAGCGCCTTGCTCTTCTCGAACACATCGCGATGCAAAAACTTGATCATGTTGTCGACGTGCTTGTCGACCTGGACCTCATCCCCAGCCACGTTTTCGATGAACTCGGTATGATAGGACCGCAGCATGCCGATCGCTTCTTTCAGCGAACGCTCACCACGCATCACGGCATAGGCGAAAAGGCCGGCCTTCTCGGTCATCGACACGTCGCGCGACCCAGACGAGACGTAATCCGTCACCCGGGTCCAGCCACTGTGGCTCAATTTGACTCCAGCAGCCTCAAGAGCCCCCCGCAGTATGCTCTCGATCTGCGGTTCCAGCGCCGGAAGCTGGTCAATCACCGTCAGAAGGTCAACATTCGCCCGGTAAGGCTGCTGGGTCTTCGGGTGGATCGAGGGAGGCAGAACGCACTGGGTCCGTTCGCTCAGAAGCTCACAAATCGACTCACCGGACACGTTTTTGATGCGGAAAGTCCGCATGCCGGTGTATTTGAAGGCCAAAACCATACCCTTTTGGCCCACACGGACCCAGGGAGACTTCGGCAGCAGCCCTTGGATCATCGAAATCAGCGCCTGATCCTCGGTGTCGATGTCCATCATCACGACGCCTGACTGCTTGCCAAGCACCAGGCCGATGTTCCCATCAGAATACTGGTCGATCCACTGCTCCTGGAGCTCCTGCTCGACCGGCATGTCGTGGAAACGGGACCAGTCCAGCGGCACCGGACGCTTGTCCTTGCGGTGCAGAGGGATAACGCTCAGACCGCGGGCGTAGTAGGCAGGGGCCGTTTGTGCGAAAATACCCATCTCAGTTGCCCCCCAGGCTACGTTCCAACCGGTTCATGACCTCAGTCCGCTGATCGGCGGTCATCACATCTTCCAAAATGTCGAGCACGGTCTGCTGGAAGACAGAGATCTGCTTCAGACCCACGGCCCGCTCCTGCAGACCCACCAGTTTGTCCAGCAGCGACGTTGCGGTGCGGAAATACGACATGCGTTCCGAGTGATCCACATCACCCAGCTTCTCTTTCGACTCGTTCAGTTCCCGATAGAGCTTGCGCGCCTCACGCTCGAGGCGTTCCCATTTGTCACCATCCTCGGTCTCCTCTTCCGGCGTCTCGATCATCGACGCAAGGGCCCCCCGGGTGCCCGTGGAGTAGGGGCTGTCTTCCAACCACCCAGCATCCTGCTGCATCAGCTGGATCGCCAAGTCCAATTCTTCGTTCAGATCAGGGTAGATCGACATATTGTGTCCCGTCATTTTTGATAGTTGGATAGATAGGCCGGTGAATTTACGACCGCAACAGAAATCTTGAACTATACTATACCTGAAAAGCCTTGCTCAGACCCCAAAACCCCAAGTAGGGTCTTGGAAACCATCCCGCTTCCAGAGGTAATGATGAGCGACGAGAAGATCTTCCACTTGATCAAGAACACCGCAAGGCCGCAGCAGCAGCAGAGTGAAGAGCTGATCGAGATCCTCAAGAACCTGCAGGAAGACACGATGAACGAGTTCTCGAACGGTGAGCTGAACGCTGTGTTCATTTTTCGCGTTCTGAACGACGACGAGATCATTGCAGACGCCATCACCCCCACCATTCGGAACACCCGATTGCTCGTCGGGCATCTGGAAGAGATGAAGATGCTGCTGCTCCAACCGATGGACTACGATGAGTAACCAGCACGTCCAGGAACTGCTGTCGCGGATCAAGAACCGCTACTCGGTTGACTCGATCAACATGTCGATGGGTGACTGGATCTGCCAGAACACCCACCTTCGTGGTCGGCCGTTTAGCTTCCAGCGGTATCCGTTCCAGGAACAGATCGTAAATGACTTGCACCCGAACATGGACGTGATCAAGCCGTCCCAGATCGGGCTCTCGGAGGTGCAGGTTCGAAAGGCCTTGGCCTTTCTCGCGCGGAACCGTGGCACCAGCCTGATCTTCACACTGCCGAACGAGGCCATGTTCGAGCGGATGTCGACGACTCGAATCTTGCCCATCGTCAAGGAAGAGAAGGTCTTCAACCTCGAGACGCGCTCGGGGGAGAAACCCACGCGCTCACGGGCGATCATCCAGATCGGCTCGTCCTTCATGTATGTGACTGGGGCCTCTGAGGGAGACGCGACCTCGATCTCGGCCGACGCCGTGTTCAACGACGAGGTGGACCTGACAGACCAGCAGATGCTGGCGCTGTTCAACTCGCGTCTGCAGAACTCGGACTGGAAGCTGAACCAGCGGTTCTCGACCCCAACCTTCAACAACTTCGGCATCGACCAAGGCTATCAGGTCTCCGACCAGCACGAATACCTGAAGAAGTGCGAGTGCTGCAACCACTGGCAAACACCGGTGTTTTCGCGCAAGTTCGTCGACATTCCTGGCCTGCCTGACGACCTGGAGTTCCTGCATGAGATTGATCAGGCGCTGATCGACACCGGCACCCTGGATGTGTTGAACGCACAGGTGATCTGTGAGAAGTGCCACGCCCCTCTGGACCTCGGCACCGGTCGGGAGTGGGTGGCCACCTATCCGTCACGGACCCTCGCCAGGGGATACCGGGTGCGGCCGTTCTCCACCAACCGGCTGGGCCCAGACTACATCATCCAGCAGCTTCTGAAGTATAAGGCCCGGGACCACATCCGCGGCTGGTATAATACGGTGCTTGGGGAACCATTCACCACCGGTAACGCCCGTCTCTCGGACGCCGACATCGAGCAGTGCTTCACGCACCGGTCACTCGTGCCGGATGTCGACCGCAGCAGGCCGACCTGGATCGGCATCGACGCCGGTCAGACCTGTCACGTCACCATCGGTCAGGGAGATTCGGTCGAGAACATGGAGGTGATCGAGTTCCGCACCATCCAGGCAGATGACCTCGTGGATCAGATCAGCACCTACCTCGACATCTACAACGTGATTGGTGGCGCGATCGACCGGCACCCCTACACCCCGACTGCCAACGCACTTCGGGATATAAGCCAAGGTTGCATCCAACCGGTTGAATACCGCGGCACGAAGCGCCTGAACCTCATCAAGGACGAGATCGACCCAGACCGTATCCTACATGTCCAGTCTGATCGGACCTGGATGATCGACGAAATCGTGCGTGTGATCCGCGCCAAGCGCATCCGCTTTTCCGGCTTCGGTCAGCAGAAGTCGGTCATCGTCGAACACCTGAAAGACATGGTCCGCGATGAAAACCCAGAGAAACCAGCCACTTGGGTCAAGCTCACCGGAAACGATCACTACTTCCACGCCCTCGCGTTCTTGCTTGTTGGGGTGCAGATCAAGAACTTCGAGCAGAACACAACCCAAAACCATAGGAGTGCAGTGGTGGTTGATGTCGTAAATACCTCTGGCATCAACAGCACTCTTTCCACTATAAACAGGAAAGCTAACCGCGGGATTGTTTGATGGCGACGAATTTTGCTTCCCTGATGAAGGTGATGCTACCCAAGCGGAGTAATCCGACTGGGTCGTCGCTGACGAACACTTACAACCCATCCTCGACGCAGAACACGCTGTCTCTGCCAGCGTATCGGGATCATCTGACCGACATCTTTACCACGCGGAGCTCCGACGACAGCCGGAGCCTGTTGAAGTCGTTGTTCATCCATGACCCCGATGTCTCTGCGGCGGTGAACGCCTTCCTGACGGTTGCCAATACCGATCCTGTGTTCGTCGTTCGTGATCAAGACGGTCTGATCGACCGGGATGGCCAGAAGACACTAAACCAACTCCTTCTATCCCTCACCACGCGCTTCGACTACTCAAAGGGCTTCGATTGGCGTCCGAGCCTGCGGTCGATCACCGAGAACATGCGCTACATGGTCCTGCTGCGTGGGGGTATCGGAGCCGAACTGGTTCTGGAGAAGACCCTACTTCCCACCGAGATTCGTCAGGTGGACCTGTCCACGCTCTCGTGGTATGAGCGCACCCCTGGCAAATACACCCCGGAGCAGACACCCGCGGGCTCGAGCCAGAAGATCCTTCTGGACATCCCGACGTTCTTCGTCTCGTTCTTCCGGCGCGATCCCACGTCGATCTACACCTACTCGCCCTTCGTCTCGGCCATCAACACCGTCGCTGCCCGCCAGCAGGTCATCAACGACCTCTACCGGATCATGCAGCTGACTGGGTTCCCGCGTCTCGAGATCACGGTGATGGAGGAAATCCTTCGCAAGTCAGCCCCGGCCGCGGCGAAGAGCGATGCTTCGCAGATGTCGATCTGGATCAACGAACAGATGGCAGCGATCCGATCGGCCGTCTCCAACATTCGTCCCGATCAAGCATTCGTCCATACGGACGCGGTCGATGCGAAGATGCTCAACGACACCAAGCCGGCGAACTCGCTCAACATCGACTCGATCATCAACACCCTGAACGCACAGAACCAGGCTGCGCTTCGCAGCGTGGCAACCATCCTTGGTCGGGGTGAGTCGGGCGTCAACACCGCATCGGTGGAGGCCCGCATCTTCTCGATGAACGCTGAAGAGATCAACGAACCGGTCTCAGAGATCCTGTCGCAAATGATGACGATGCTCATCCGTCTCCACGGCCATGAGCAGTCCTATGTGACGTGCCGGTTCAAACCTGTGGAGCTGCGCCCTGCAACCGAACTCGAACCGATGCTTGCCATCAAAGCCGCCCGTCTCAAGGAAGACCTTTCCCTGGGAATCATCACTGATGATGAATATCACCTTGAGATGTATGGGCGTATCCGACCTGATGATGCTCCAGAGTTGTGCGAGACTGGCTTCATGGGCGGCAGCGGCGGCGCTGCCGACGTAGGCAACCCGCAGGACGTTACGCCGAACCAGGACTCGCTGGGCCGGTCCCTCGCCCCATCAGGCACCGAAGCCCAGAAGAGCAACACCGTCAAAAAGGCTAAATGATGGCTGACAACTTTCCTGTCCGCGACTCCAATGGCACCGCCCGCACGATGTGGACCACCGAGATCGGTGGGGTCCACACCCCGCAGCACCGCATTGCTGATCCAGTGACCCTCACCAGCCCAGCCGGTCTCTCGGCGGTGAATACCGATCTGATCACTGGAACTGTCAACGGCTGGTATGACAGCACCGATTTCTTCTCGGCTTCGGTCCAGATCATCGCCTCGGCGGGAATCACCTCGGGTCAGGTGATCTTCGAACAGACCAATGACCCCAGCTCGACCGCCGGGGTTACCCTGGTGGTTTATGAGGCTGGGTTCGCCAACAACGTCCATACATGGTCGACGAACGTCGCGGCCAACAGCCGCCGGATCTTCAACATGCCGCTGACCACCCGGTATTTCCGGGTTCGTATCTCGAGCGCCTTCGTAGGCGGTACGATCCAGGCTATCTCGGTTCTGAGCCAGCAGCCCTATGCCGCGCCGGTGATGACGGTCCAGCAGAGCGCGATTGGCGCTATGGTGACCGTATCGGGCGACAACATCTTCTACAACGACAGCTCGACCGCGCAGGCGGCGTCGACCACTTTAACGGGCACCGCCCGGGACGTTGGTGCGGCGGCGTCAACCAACCACCGCTACTCGGCCTTCAACGCGATGGCCTTCGCGGATCAGGCGGGCACCATGCGGATCGAGGTCTCGAACGACAACACGAACTGGCGTCGGGCCACGACGGATACCGCGGTCGCCGCCAATACCCCCGTGATCCTGTCGATCCCGATCATGACCAGGTATCACCGGGTGGTCTATGTCAACGGCGCGGCGGCGCAGGGGGTCTTCATGCTCAACACCAGCTTTACGGCCTCCTGATGAAGCGTATTCCGAAGCAAACCGCCCTTGTAACACCGCGTCTTGTGCCCACCGCGGTCAAGCGTGGTCGTAAAACTTGACTGAAAGCAGCTTCATGTTCCACCCTGGTTACACTCCAGCGTGAGAAAGGAAAACAACGTGGAAATTGATGAACGCTTCGCCTATCTGACCGCCCCCTCGGGCCGTCGCTACCAGGTGCTCAATGAAGAGGGCACCGACTGGGATGAGGTCGCGACCGCCGCGGCCTACGCCAAAGGTGAGAAAGACGCTTGATAAAGAGAGGCCCGCTTTGGTGGGCCTTTTACTTTTCCAAACTTTCCCTAGACTTCACACGCGCCTCGTGGTTATTCTTCGTGAAACTGAACCAGAGGACGCTATGCACTTCTCGAAACCTTCCAAGGCCATTGAAGCCACCCAGGAGATGCTTGCTCAGATCGAGCGCGTCACTGGCACGGCTGTGGCTGCGACGGACATCGTGATTTTCGAAGCGGCCGCGATGAACACCCGCCCGCTGACCAAGATGGGTTCGATCTTCCACAACGCTCGGGCTTCGGAAGAAACCCTGAACGAGATGGCGAACGCTCTGAACTCCGGGTCGGAATCGGTCCCGCTACACACCCTGCATGCCCAGGGCTACGAGCTGCCGATCGGCAAGGTGTTCCAAGGTGAGGTGATCCGGCTCCCGGATGGGGAAGCCGAGCTGCGCGCCATGTTCTACCTGCCCCGCTCCGAAGCCCAGATGATCGAGAAGATCAACCTCGGGATCATCGACGAGGTCTCGGTGGGCGTCAAGTCGAAAGCCCTGCTTTGCTCGAAGTGTGGTTTCGACTACTTCGAAGGCGAAGCCGGCTATGAACACCTCTTCTCGCAGACCTGTGCGAACGGCCACACGGTCGGCGTGGATGGAACTCATGTGAAGCTGTCGGGCCTCGACAAATGGATGGAGCTCTCGCTCGTGTCCCGCGGAGCCGCCAGCAAACCCAAGATCCTGGGTCGCACCAAACAGGTGATGGCCAAGGAGACCTACGATCGCATTGCAGCCGATGGCCTGCCCCCGGAAGCGGTCGTGCTTTTCACCGCCTCCGACGAGAGCAACAAGGAAGTACCCATGGACCCTGAACTGAAGGCCGCACTTGAGGCCCTGACTTCTGGTCTGGCCGACGTGAAGGCTGCTCTGACGCCTGCCACGCCGCCTGTGACCAATCCCGAACCAAACGCAGAGCTTGAAGCTCTTCGTGTGGAACTGGCCGCTGCAAATGCCCGCATCGCGGAGTTTGAAGCTGCCGAAGCTGCCGAAGCAGAAGCCGCCGCTGCGGCCGAAGCAGAAGCTGCTGCCCAGGCTGCTGCCGCGCAGGCTGCTGCTGAAGCTGAAGCTGCCAATCTGAACTCCAATCTCCCGGTTGGTGGTGTGGCTGCTTCGATCATCACCGACGCAGGCAAGCCGGCGACCCCGGTCTTCGCGGCGTTCAAAACCCCCAAACGCTGAAAGGACTGACAGATGGCCACGATTGGCGCAGGCGTCTCGCTCCGTGGGATGGAGCATGAAGAGTTCCACTACCCCTTCAACCTCGCTGCTGGTATCACCGCGGCCGACGTGGGCAAGCCCGTCGCGCTCTCCACCACCGCAGCCAACACTGTGAAGATCGCCGGCGACGGTGAAACTGTGATCGGCAAGCTCGTCGTCGTGGAAAACCGCGCGATCGAGGGTGTGCTGGTCGGCACTGTCGCCCTGAAGGGCGGCTTCAAGTTCTCGACCACGGGTGTTGTGGCCGTTGGCGCTTCCGTGCAGGGCGCTGGCGGTGGCAACGTGAAAGCCCTGGCCGCGGCGAACTACGCACTCAACATGGTCGTGGAAGTCGGCACCGGCTACGCGATCGTCGTGTTCAAGTAAGGAGAACAGCACATGCGTCCCCTCGTTGACCTTCAGCGCCGCCCGATCGGCGATGTGCTGAAAGATCTGAAAGCCACCTCGGAAGGCACCTCGAAGGAAGCCGGCCAGCGCCTGATCAAACAGGCAGCTGAGTTCGGTCTCGGCCTGCGTGACTATCTGACCCTGGCGATCGACACCCGCGCTGGTGAGGGCGAGAAGCCCTACGCCGAGCTGAACGGCTATGAGGCCACCCTGGCCTTCCTGAACCTGCCGTTCCGCAACGACCTGGAAAACGGGATCACCCTGCAGGCCGCGTCGGAAACCTTCCAGACCTACCCGGGCACCCGGGCCATGTTCCCGGAAGTGATCGACGACATGCTGCGCTGGAAGAACCGCCAGGATCAGCTTGAGTCGGTGACCCCGTTCCTGGCGCAGTCGCGCACCATCGCCGGCGTCGAGATGATCTCGACCATGGTTGATGATGATTCGGCTGAACGCGACAGCTTCACCGTGCCCGAGCTGGCCCGCATCCCGGTTCGCACCATCCGCACCTCGCAGAGCTCGGTGCAGATGTTCAAGCACGGCTCGGCCTATCGTACCTCGTACGAGTTCAACCGCCGTGCCTCGCTGGACATTCTGACCCCCTACGCGAACCGTGTGGCCCGCGAACTGGAGATCTCGAAGGTCAAGGCGGCGATCACCGTCCTGATCAACGGCGATGGCGTCAATGGCGCGGCCGAGACCAAAACCCTGGGTTCCTACGGTGCCGACTTCACGGGTGGCAAGACCCTGCAGTCGAACTACAAGGCCCTGGCCAAGTTCCTGATGGAACGTGCCAAGAACGGTCGCCCGGTCGACACCTTGATCGGCAACTTCGATACCTATCTCGAGCTGCTGTTCATGTTCGCTCCGACCGTGGGTGGGGATGTCGCTGACCGCACCGCGGCCGAAGCCCTGATCGCCAAAGGCACCCCGGCGATCCAGCTGCCGATCATGGGTGGTTCGGTGAACTTCGCCCTGGCTTCCTCGGTCCCGGCGAACCGCCTCATCGCCATCTCGAAAGGGGAAACCCTGGAAGAGCTGGTCGAAGCCGGTTCCTCGATCTCGGAGAACGAGCGTTCGATCCTGAACCAGTCGATCACCTATGTCCGCACCGAAGTCACCGGCTACAAGCTGGCCTTCGGCGACACCCGGACCCTGCTGACGACCAACGCCTAATCGGCGGGATCAAGACGATCCATGGCCCACCCACCCTGTGGGTGGGCCTTTTTTATAGGAGATACCCCATGAAAGTCCTGGTTGAAACGACCTCCAACATCATGCTTCTCGATCCGAACACCGGCATCGAGATTGACGATGTGAACCCCACCCTCACCCCGTGGACTGCCTTCCTTGAGCAGCGGGCCGGCCTGGGTCAGATCCGGGTTCTGCACCGCGGTTTCCGCGAGGAAGCCACGAACGCCGACTGGCTGGACTGCCTGAAACAGTCGGGTGAGCTGCAGCTGGCCGTCGCGGCCTTTGTTTCCGAGTTCGGGACGCAGGAAGCCCCCGGAACCAAGAAGCCCGCTGTGGCCGTCGAAACCAAGATCGACGAGATCGCCCCGTCGAAACAGGTTGGTCGCCGCGCCAAAGCGCAGGAGTAAGCCATGTGGTTTTACGCCGGTGAAACTGCTTCCTTCGCGTTCGACTTCGTGGTGGATGGTGAGTTCGTCGTCCCGACCTCGGCCAGCTACACGATCAGAAACCACACCGGCGTTGCTGTTGGGGGTGCTTCGCTCACCCCCACCGGCACCACGGTCACGATCTCGATCGCGGACACGTTGAACATCATTGCGGCGGATGCTCTCTTTGAGAACCGTTTCGTCGTTGTCAGCTTCATCTACAAGGGTCAGACGCACACCACCAGTTGCACCTACTCCCTCACCCGCTTTGTCCCTCTGACGGTTGGCCCGGATGATGTGCGCCGGCTGACGGGGCTGACCCGGCAGGAACTCCCCGATGATGACATCGACATCCAGACGGCCTACTTCCAACTGTTCGATTCCTTCGGCTCGACCTTCACTGAGGCGCTGACCTCGACCACGTTCCGCGCCCGTCAAGCCAACGAGTCGGTGGCTCTGCAGGCAGCAATCGACGTTGTAGTATCGTTCCCACTCCGGGTGCCGGTGCTGACGAAGAGTGAAGACAGCCAGTTCAACCGCATGGCCTCGATCGATTTCGCAGCACTTGAGAGAGAATTGCGTCGGAAGCTCCAGCAAAACTTGACGCAGGTAATCAGCACTGTCACTGAGGCCACTGTCAGTGTATTCTCTGTGAGTAGCCCAACTGATCGTTTCACCGGAGAATAACATGCGCGAGATCCGTGACCAGTTTTCGGCAGTTTTTCGGACCCGCTCCGGGATCAAGTTCAATGGGGAACTCAGCCTCCCCATCGAACGTACCACTCCTTCCGACTTCAGGTCACGGCGTCTGCTCACCGTCTCCAACCGTTCCTCTGTCACCACCGGTGACGTCGTGAGCTGTGGTGGTAACACCTATCTGCTTTCGCTTCAGAACGCCCTCACCTACACCAACCAGTTTCGTGCCTTTGAGATCACCCATCGTCTCATCTGGGCGCGGACGACAGAAGAAATTGACCTGGCCACTGGGATGCCCCGTAGCCTGGTCTCTGTGGTCTTGGACGATGCTCTACCAGTGGTGCTCGAGTATGGAAAGATTGGTGAGAATCTGTCCATCGAGACAGACAAATATCGGGTGTTGACCGGTTCGGATGTTCATGTCGGTGATCGCCTTGGAGCATGGATTGTCCAGACCCGCAGAGAAGCTGTTGGTTTGAACCTGCTTGAGATTGCCTGATGGCCAAGCATAAAGACCCAAGCTCTGCCATCAACACGGCGCTCACCCGGGCGCTCTCGAACGCTTTCGGCAGCTCTGTGGTCCATGGGGTCAACGTCATCAAGCAACGGGCTCGGGAATCGACTGAGCGATTTTATACGGTGCTGACTACACCCGGCAAGTTCATGGGTGTTGAAGAACCAAACCCCGAGCTTGGTGTATCCTGGTCCCGGCTGACGCAACCCTGGATCGACTACAAGGATAAGATCAGGGCCAAGTATCGTATGGAAGCCCCAGGCGATCGAGAGCGTATTCGAGCCAACAAGGGCAAGGCCCTTCAAAAGGTCTATCTGGGTGTGTCTCCTCTAATCGGAGGAGAACGCGGGGATGGTCTTGATGATCACCTGATGAATATCCTTTACGCGAAGGATGCTCTGGCAGTGCTCGGGGAACCCAAGATTACCGTTGAGGGGGATGGGGCAGGCAATCCTGAAATTCGGATGTTGTCCAACGGTCGACTACAATGGCGGGCTGGAGTCTACAGGGATGGAAAGGCTATCGGGGGTCAGTTTGCCCCGAATACTGAATCCTTCTCGGCCATCGTCCATGTTCAGCTGTTCCCGAATTTCAGCAACACCAATGGCGCTATTCGGAACCCTCTTGACCTCTTCGCTCCGAGGTCTAAGCAGGGTCTGGGCGGCAAGATCGGTAAGTTGGAGAAGCAGCGGCCGTTGTTCAGAGCCTACACCCGCTGGTATCTACAGCAGGTGAAGAAAGAATTGATGGGGTGATCCATGCACGAATACCGAGATAGCTATGCGTCGATGCTTCGCTTTTGCACCGACTTCAAGACCGAGATGGCTGGGAGTGGTTTCAACCTCCAGGTATTGAACTTCGACGCAGCCGGGGAACCGGGGATGTGGCCGAAGCAGGATGTGGTGGGGATGGGTGAAATGGATCTCACCCTGAACGATGGGATCATCGAGATCCGGCTGATGTTTGCCGTCTCCACCTATGATGATCTGAATGGCTTTCGGATGAGTGATCTACTGGACCGCCTGGTGAACAAGCTGATCCCCGGCATGCGCTTCAAAATGGTGAACGCGGTAAACGGGCAGACGCGGGGGTTCTTCGTAGTTCGAAACGGCACCCATGTTCCCCCGCCCCTGTCAACCGATACACGCAACGTGCAAGCCGTGATGGTCAGTCTTCTTTGCGACCAGACCGTGCGAGGCTGAGGTCTCGGCCGACAGATTCGTCGATCGCCTGCTCCAGCAACATCGTGATTTCAGCGTTGATCGTGCGGTGGGACACCGTTGCACGAGCTTCGATCTGACCATACAACTGCGGGGGAATCCGAATGGTCAGGGCCTTCATGTGCTTGGTCTTCATAGGCTACTCCTTGTGTTACCTAGAACCAGTATACACCAAATAAAACCTTTGGATCCAGATGGTTTGTCCAGTATAGTTCCCCGAAGTTAACACCGAAAGGAGATACCAATGGCCGGTGAAGCTAAGACGAGCGCGTTCATGCTCGGCACTGCCACGGTGATGATCGGCGCACAGTCTGATCTCTTCACCTTGGCCCCCGATACCCACTCGATCGGTCTGGTGAAGAACTTCACCATGACCTCGGAGCCCGGTTACACCGAGCTGACCCAGGGCGTCAAAAACCAGATCGTGTATTCGGTCATGACCTCGAACGTGGTCAAGGCACAGATGGAAGTCTACGAATACACCTCGAAGAACATCAGCTACGCGCTGGGTCTGAACGGGTCGGCCCTGGCGGCGCAGACGACCGCGACCACGCTGTCCGCTGCCTATTCCGCGGGCACCTCGATCACCGTGACCTCGGCCGCCGGTCTGACTGTTGGTGACTACATCCAGATCCAGGCAGGCACCGACGACAAGACCTTCTTCCGCAAGATCACCGCGATTGCTGCGAACGCGCTGACCCTGAATGCCGCGATCCCGGTGGCGATCGCCAACGGTTCGGCCGTGCGGAAGGTCAACGCGATCGACATCGGTTCGAAGAAGGAACAGCCGTTCCTGTCGGCCAAGATCGTCGGGTCGCTGGCTGATGGCACCGAGATCGCCATCATGATCCCGAAGCTGCGGATCACCAACGGGTTCACGCTGGGCTTCGTGACGGACAACTATGGCAACCTGCCGTTCGAGTTCACGGTCTTCGACCTCGTGTCGACCGACCCGAACTATTCGGAGTTCCGGGGCGTCCAGGCGAAGCTCTTCACCAACAAATAATGGATGGGCCTAACGGCCCATTCTCCATCAGAGGAGATCACCATGGCTGGTGAAGCAAAGACTACCAACTTCATGCTCGGGACCGCGACGGTGATGCTTGGCCCGATGAACAGTGCGTGGAACCTGGTTCCCGACACCCACTCGATCGGTCTGGTCAAGAACTTCCAGATCACTGCCGAGCCGTCCTATACCGAGCTGACGCAGGGCACCAAGAACACGATGATCCATTCGATCATGACCCAGAACACGGTCAAGGCGTCGATGGAAGTCTACGAGTTCACCGGGGCCAACATCGACTACTCGCTGGGCCTCGATGGTTCGACCATCACCGCGCAGACTGTGTCGAACAACACCTCTGCGGCATCGGCTGCTACCAACGCCACCGTGTTCACGTTCGCCACCGCGGCCGAGGCCAATGCCTATGCGGTCGGCGGGTATGTGATCATCCAGAATGACACCGATGATCAGGCCTGGGCCCGCAAGGTTACGGCCAAGAGCACCGCTGCGGCTCCCTACACCATCACGGTCTCGCCGGCCGTTCCGAACACTTCGGCCCTGCCGATCGAGACGAACGTGCGCCGGGTGAACGCACTCGACATCGGTTCCAGGGAAGAGCAGCCGTTCTTCTCGGCTCAGGTGCTCGGTGAACTGGCGGATGGTTCGAAGCTCCGGCTCATCATGCCGAAGATCCGCATCACCAACGGGTTCACGCTGGGCTTCGTGACGGACAACTATGGCAACCTGCCGTTCGAGTTCACGCTGTATGACCTGGTGTCTTCGGACGCGCTCTACAACGACTTCAACGGTCGACAGGCACTTCTTCTGACCACGAACTGAAATGCACCTTGAAGAACCACGCCCCGCCAAGTAAATTGGCGGGGCGTATCAATTCAAGGGGAGTCCAATGAAGGACAAATTCTCGATCAAAGTTGACGGTGTCGAGCGCGACATCAAGATGACCATGGGTCTCGTCAACAAACTGGCTGCGATCTCTGGCGACATCGACGGTGCTTCGACCATGGCGATCGACAACGATCTGCGTGAGGCTGCACTGGTCGTTCTACTCTCGCCCCGTGACAACAAGGGCAAGATCACCGAGACCATTGATCTCGACAACGTCGAGGTTGATCAGGAAGCAGTGCTGGAATTGCTGGACTGGGCTGCGGAGCACACCCTCGATTTTTTGCTGAAGGCGTTGCAGCGCACCAAGGCGTTGCAGGATCGCAACCTGGATCGGGTGAAAGCCTTGATGCCTTCCTGAACTGGTTCTCTGAGCTCCCCTTTGAGGAGGCGGTGGCGGAAGTTTTCGCAACCATCCCATCAGAGCTCGATGAGATTTACTGGCGCTGCACGGTCAAAGACATTAAGGTGAAAATGCGTCTTTACCTGGGGCGGCACCAGGCGTTGATTGTCCAAGACTTCCAGAATCTTGCTACCATCGTGTCGCAAGCCTTTGGTGGAAAGAAGTCGTCGGCCGACAACGCTGTCAAACCTCAGAGTGCTGACGAACTGAAAGCCGCCTTCGGGAGTGTATTTGGACATGGCTAAGACGCCGATCACCGAAACTGCAAACGTCGATCTCCGCATCGACGGTAAGGCCGACCTCACGGCATACCGTCGTGAGATGGAAGATCTGGCTCGGACGGTAGGAAGCCTGAAAGGCGACCTGAAAAAGCTGGCAGATCTGACCAAGGCCTTCACGACCAAGGGTCTGCTTTCGGGGAACGGTAACGTCGGCACTGTCTCGAAGGCCGCTGAGTTCCAAGGGACTCAGGAAGCCAACCGGCTTCTGCGTCTAGGCAACCTTGCCGCCCAGAACGTGGAAACCCAGCGGGAACGGCTTTCACTCGTGGGCCGTGTTCTCAAGGTCATGGAAAAGGAGGAGGCCCTGCAAATGGCCTCCCAACTTTCGCTGCGGACGAAGGAGTCCACGCTGCGAAAGATCACGGACATGAAGGAACTCGAGCTGCGGCTCGAGGCTACTCGCATTCGCAAAGCCCTGGAGTTTGACGCTGGCAACCGTAAAGGGGTGGTTGCTATGGAGCGTCAGCAAGCGATCCTCCAAGACCAGGTCCGCGTCGTGAGTGAACGGGTCCGGGCGGAACAACAAGCCCAGGCCAAGATCCAACGCCAGCGGGAACAAGCCGTTCAAGCAGGTTTGAAGGATGACTTCAATGCCATTCGGAAGGCTGCGGAAGAGCGCGTCAAAGCGGAACAGAAGGCTCAGGAACGGATCGCCGGTCAGCGCCAGCGGGCGATCGACGCTGAGAACCTGCGTCTGATTAAAGAAGCCTACAAGGAGAACGCTGCCCCTGAGACCTACGCCGCTCGGGCAGGGGCTTCCAACTTCCGCGAATACATGGCGGGGGCCGTTCGTAAGCGCGCTGAAATGATCCAACTGGATCGGACGGAAGCCGAGATCCGCGCGAAGATTCTCACCCAGTACGACGCTGGTATGGAGAAAGCCGCTCTCACGAGCCGTATTCGGAAGGCAGGCCAAGCTGGTCTGACCGAAGAAGTTCGCCTGCTCGAAAAGCAGCTGCAGGTGGTCAACCAGATCAATCAAGCCCTGAGCAAGCAGCCCAAGCCGGCTGTGGATCGACAGGCAAGCCTAGCTACCCAGCGGCAGAACACCACGGAGCGTCTCTTCGGGGATGGTGGGGCTCACCTACTGGCCATCCAGGCTGGTCTTGCCGCCAACTACATGGTTCTGAATGGGGTGCGTGGTGCCTTCTCCGGGAGCATGCAGTTTACCAGCGAGTTTGATGAAGCCCTGCGGAATATGCAGGCGATCTCGGTGGTTACCGACACCAACCTGAAAGAGCTTCGAAACACCATCATTGGGGTCAGCCAAGACACGAAGTTCATGGCGACGGATGTCGCTGAGGCTGCGCTTATCCTTGGTCAGGCTGGTTTCTCTACGCAAGAGATCAGCCAGTCAATCGAGGCTGTGACCCTGCTGGCCGCGGCCACCGGGACCGACCTCAAGCAGTCGGTGGACATTGCGACCTCGGTCCTCGGGGTGTTCAATATGGAGTCGTCGCAGATGACCTCTGTGGCGAACACGCTGACCTCGGCCGTGAACATGTCGAAGCTGAACATCGACAAGCTGGCCTTGGGTCTGCAGTATGCTGGTAACACTGCGGCCCAGAGTGGCGTGAGCTTTGAAGAATTGACCGCTGCCCTCGGGGCCATGGCGAACGCTGGTATCCGCTCTGGTTCGACGCTTGGTACCGGTATGCGTCAGATCCTGATCTCGCTCGAGAAACCCTCCGAAGGTTTCAAGGCGTCCTTGGATCGTCTTGGTCTTTCGATGGCTGACATTGATCTGCGGGCCAACGGTCTCTACGGCGTGATGCAGAACCTGAAGGAGGGTGGCTTCACCGCCTCGGACGCTATTCGGTCGTTCGAGGTTCGGGCAGCTGCCGCCTTCAACGCTCTCTCTGGGAACCTTGACGAAGTGGTGGCTCTAGAACGATCGTTCCTGAACCAGACTTCGGCGATGCAGGCCAATGAAACCCAGATGCGCGCTATGGTTAACGAGTGGCGTCGGTTCGTTTCCAACCTTCAAGTCGTTGTGTCGACGGCCCTGGAACCGCTGGGGCTGGCCTTCCGCGACCTGGTCGGCGGTATGGCGGATCTGTTGCAGAGCCTAGGGCAGTATCCCACTGCTCTCAAAGTTCTTGGCACCGCCTTCGGCTCGATGGCTATGTCTATCGGTCTTGCTCGAGGGGCTCTGCTGGGGTGGAACCTGGTGAAGATGGTCCCTGGGCTCCTCGGAGTGGCCTCGGCGGTTAAGACAGTCACCGTTGGAATGAAAGCCGCCGGTGCTGCCGCAGCTGTAACCGGGGTGAAGTTCTCGACGATGCTCGGTCCGATCGGGGTGGCGGTAGCTGCCGCATTGGCTATTGGTATCTCGGCCTGGAGTTCCTACCGCACCGAGATGGAACGAGCCAACGAGGCTGTGGATCAGGCGCGCACCAAGTTTGATGATGCTACCGGGGTGTTGGAGCAGATCACCTCTGAAATGGACATGCTCGATGCCAAGATCAAAGAACTGTCTGATCGCGCGGGCACCCTCACCGAAAACCAGAACCTGCTGAACCTCGAGAGCGAAAAGGTTCGGGAGCAGTTCCGAGGTATGGGGATTGAGCTCGGCGAAACGGTCTCTTCGGTCGATGAGCTGATCAAGGCCATCACCAAGTTGCGGGGTAAACTGGATGAGAAGTATCTGCTTCAGATCGGCGTGGCTGCTGACTCCCTGCAAAATCTGATTGCAGCCAATCAGGCCAAGATCAACTCCCTGGCTGAGCAGGTTCCGTCCAAAGGGGTGGTAGAGAGGTATCTCACCAATGATCGGTATAACCCCCAGATCAAGCTGACCGGCCAACAGATTATGGCAGCAGCCAACGCCCCCAACAATAAGCTGCTGGACAACCAGACCCTGCTCACCAGCATCAACTCCCGACTGGCTTTGTATGATCAGGCGATTGCTGATGGTGCGGACATCAGTATGGTCGAGTCTGGGTCGGTTAAATATCTGCGGCAGGCTCAAGAACTTCTCCAGAAGATCGTGGAGGTTCAGTCCTCTCAGGTTAGTCTGCAGCGCCAGTTGGTCGATATCCGTCAGGAAGAAGATCAGGCCAAGAACCGGCAGTCTTTCGGCGCGTTGGATCAAGAGGTTCGGGGCTTCACCCAAGGGGGTTATGGCCGACTTGTTGACTCTATCAAGGGTATCAAGAACGACCCGGTCCGAGAGTTTGAAATTGCGAGTAGGATCTTCAAAGAGCAGCAGGCAGAGGCTGACCTCCTGATCGAGAAGATCAACGACACTTCCGGTCTGCGGGAAGAGGTCAAGGAAGCAATGATCCAGGAGATCCAGAACGCTGAAGCGGCGAACCAGAAGGTTGTGGATCAGCTGATCGAACGCGCGAAGGCTGTGTCCTCGGACAACCGGGATCTGAAACAGGCTCTCACGTCGATCCAGGACGAGCAGCTTGAAAAGCAGATGGGTCAGACGAAGTCCCTGGGTGATCTCGACAGCATTACGGCCAAACGCTACGGGGTGGCGAACGAAGCATTCTATACCGACAAGCAAGCTCTGGACATCAGCTTTGGTGGAGACACCACCTCGGCCAAGTATCAGGCCGAGCTGCTCAAACTGGAACAAGAGCGTGAAGCCAAGTGGGAGAAGATCCAGAGTGATTTGACGGCCGCAATCGAACGCATCACTCAGAAGGATGTAGACGCCACGGAGCGGACCATCAGGGATATTCAGCTGGCCATCCAGGAAACCGGAGAGAACAGCTTCGAAGAGCGGGCCAGACTCTATGCCGCTCTGGAAGAGGCTGTTGGGGCCAAGTTCGACGCCAAGGAGACGCAGCTCGAGAAGTCTGTTGCTGACATCGACGAACGGGCAGATCGTATTGCGGACCTACGGCAGGAAGAACGGGAGATGCTGATCGGTATTGCCGAACAGCGCGAGAACGACCGCATGATGGAAGCGGAGCGGGCGATTGCTACTGCTCAGAACGCTCTGACCAATGTTGAACTCCTGGCCGAGAAAGCAACCTCTCTTGAGGAACTGAATGAGATTCTCAAGGAAGCAATGAGCGCGGTTGCCCGAATGGCTTGGGCCAGCCTGAAGAAGGCCATGGTCAGCTCCACCGACGACTATACCCTCGGGGACGCAACTACCGACATTGGTAAGATGTGGTCGGAGCTGAACGGGAAGATGGCCACCTGGCGAGGCAACGTAAAGAAGTATGGCCATGCTGGTGGGAAGAAATTCTCTGGCGCTGGAGCTGGCGGCGGTGGCGGCGGTGGCGGCGGGGGCAAGTCCGCTGTTGACCTGATGCTCGAGCAAGTCGAGGCCCGGGTCAAGTCGGTGGAAGCCTTGTTGAAGGCTGACCTGTTGGATAGCTCCACTGGAATTGGTTCGATCAACGGTATCATTGATGATGCGAAGAAGAAGCTGGCTGATGTGGATGCGAAGATCGCGTCCATGCAGGGCCGCATCAACGGGAGCCAGATGGATGAGAAAGACCTTGAGCAGCTGAACGACCTGTTGAAGGCGCGTGAGGGTCTGACGAAGGCCGCGGCCGAAGCCGAAGCCCTGCTGACGCAGGAAATGATCAAGCAGGGTGACTATTGGGGCGCTGCGAAGAACATCACCCTGTCATGGGCGAAAGAGAACTTGGACATGACCAAGTCCTTCACCGAAGGTATCACTGGGGTTCTGTCTTCGCTCACCTCCGGCTTTGCCCAGCTCTTCACCGATCTGGCGAACAAACCCCGTGAGGCAAAAGAAGCGTTCCGCACCTTCGCCATCAGTGTGATCCAGTCCATGCAGCAGATGATCGCCAAAATGCTGGCGGTCTATGCTATGCAGAAACTGATTGGCTGGGCGACTGGGTCGGGCCCTGTGGCTGCGGACTCCTTCTCGGGTATCGCGCGCGCCGCGGTCAATTTGCCTCTCGGAGGCACCAGTAGCATGATGGCTGCTCCCGTTGCTGCTGCCAAGCGGATGAACTCGGTTGCAGTCGATGAAACCATGCAGCAACGCTCTGTTGCCTCCATGGTCGGGACCGATGCTATGGGTGACATGGTTTCCATGGGGAGCAAGGTCATGGCCCGGGGTAATCATGCAGGTGTGGCGAAGCAGGAAAAGGGTCCGCTGGGGATGACGAATGTCTATGTCGTCGCACCGGAACAGCGTCCTGTCCCTGGGCCGCACGACATCATCGCGGTGATCAACGACGACATCGCCCGCGGGGGCTCGACCAAGAAACTGATCAAATCTGTCGCTATGGGCTACTGAAAATGGCAACCTTCCCTTGTGAGTATTTCACCTTCACTACCAAGTATCCCGAGTCTGGAACCCGCGTCCAGCTCGGGAACAGCTACATGTTCACGGCTCCACCATCGGCCCCTGACCAGCGGATTTTCACACTCACCCTGGCCGGCATGCAGTATTTCACCAACCCGAACGGGAGCATCAACACCTCGATCGCCACAAGCCGAAACATGGCTGTGCTCGAGGATTTCTACAACGATCACAAACTGTATCTCACTTTTGACTTCAACCATCCTGTCTACGGCGCTATCAAGTGCAAGTTCAACCGGCCGCTTGAAGTACCGAAGGGTATGGTTGGTGGTAACGGTGTTCTCGAAGCCTTTGATGTGGAGCTGGTGGAAATCCCATGAGAGAAGACGTTCCGAACGCAATCAAGAACCAGGCTCAGTCGCTCTCACCCGACGCCTTGGTGGCGCTGTATCGGTTGGAACTGACGGATGGGACGAAGATTTACTTCAACCCCCACACCACGGTAACCTGGCAGGGCAACCAATACGATGAGATTGCCTGCACATTCACCGGCATGGAGCGGGATTCGCAAGGCCGTGCCAATCGGCCAAAGTTCACTTTCGTGAACCCTGGTGGCATCTTCACGAGTCCGATCCAGAACGGTCTTCTGGACAACGCCGCGCTGACCCGCTTCCAGATGCACAAGGCAGACCTTGATGCCAACAGGAACATCACGATCACCGAGCTGTTCTACATCTCGAAGATCATCTCCCTGAATAAGAGCCTGTGTTCGGTCGAGCTGCGAAGCGTGTTTGACGGACACATGTTCAAGCTGCCCGCCCGAGCCTATTATCCGCCGGAGTTCCCCCATGTTCGACTGCAGTGATCTAATCGGTCTCGAATACATCCCCGGCCGGCAGGACTGCTTCTCGATCGGCCGGCGGTTCTTTGCCAAGCACTTCGGGCTGCAGATCAAGAACTATGCTCGGCCTGATCGTTTCTGGGAAGACCCACAGCTGGACCTCTACCAGTTGTATCGGCGGGAGGGCTTCCAATTGGTGCCAGATGATGTGATCCAGATCGGGGATGTGCTTCTCTGTTCCCTGAACACGTCGATCGCCACCCATGCCTGTATCGTTGTGGCTGACAACGAAGTCCTTCACCACCCTCCTACGGGTCTTAGTGTTGTGGAGCGCATGCGTCCCCGCTGGACTGGTCGGGCGACGAACGTCATTCGACACCCGGCCGTAACCGCGGCTCTCCTCCCGAAGATCCAGACCGTCCATCTGCATGAGGTTGTAAATGCTGACCTTTTCCGAAATCCAGAGTTTCAGCGCACGGTTGCTCGAGTATTGGGCACCGGACGTTGAGCGGTGCGGAGTGATCAGCCGGAACCTTCGCATACGGGAGGTTCAGAACCGATCCGAAGATCCTAAAAACACCTTTGCTTTCCGGCTCAAAGATCTGGAGAATGGGGTGAAAGCAACCTGGCATTCGCACCCCGTAACGACGGCCAACCTGAGCATCGACGACTATCGGTTCTTCCAGGCCTGGCCCGAAATGCTTCATTTCATCATTGGAGTCGACGGAGTTCGGTGCTATCAGGTTCATGATGGGATCGTTTACTATGTCGAAGATGAAGCGGATTATTCTCCACGGCAAGATGAAGGAAGCCTACAGCCATCCGATTGAGGTTGAAGCCTCAACGGTTGCTGAGGCTATTCAGTTCCTGGCCCAGATCCCGGAACTGCAGCGCGACGATGGCCCCTGGCCGGTCATGATCCGCGGTATCGACAGCCAGATCGCCCTCTATGCTGAAACGGAGATGGAAGAGATTCATGTCTATCCACGCCTTGGTGGCGCTGGTGGTAAGACCGGTCTGTTCCAGATCCTGCTTGGGATCACCCTGATTGGGATCGGTCTGATCAACCCAGCCTTCCTTGGTGCCCTTGGTCTTACGAAGGGCACCCTGATCCTGAGCGGTGCCATGATGGTGCTTGGGGGGATCATGCAGATGCTCATGCCAGTCCCTGAGTCCGACAGTCAGGAGGGCTCCCTCTACCTCGGGGCCGGCGTCAATACGATCAAGATCGGCACCCGCATCCCTATCCTCTATGGCACCCGCAAGATTGGTGGACACTATCTGTCGTTCGACGTGGACGCCAAGGACATCAACCTTGAAGGCGATCCAAACGAGGATGCTGAGGGAAACCCCAACTATTACCAGTATGACAAGGTCGACCTTCCGGTTATGACCAATCCGGTCTCCGGCAAGAAGCTGCGAGTCGTTCCTTATCGCGCTGTCTATGCCAGTCCGATCCCTTCTGCCTCTAACCTTCCGGTACAAGCATGAACAAACCTCTCTCTGGTGCAAGCGGCGGTGGCGGTAACCCCACTATCGTAAAAGACAGCTTCCGCTCTCAAGACACAATCGAGTTCATCATGGGGGTCTGTGAAGGCCCAGTGGCTGGCCTGGTTGAGGGCCCCAAGAGCTTCTTCCTGGGTGACACGCCTCTTGTGTCGCAGAGCGGCGAACCGAACTTTGAGATGTTCGAGCTGCACACCTACGCTGGAGCCAGCACCCCGACGAGAGTCAGGACCGCTCTCGGCGGCACGGCCTCGAACGAGCAAGTCGTCGTGACCCTAACCTGGGGCGTCCCGGTTACCCGAACCACGCCTGTGTCTCTGCGCGGCAAGATCGACAGGCTTGAAGTCCGTCTGATCTTCAACCAGCTTCTGCGGACGAACAACAGTGGCGACCAGCTGGAGGCTAAGGCTGAATACCTGATCCAGTATCGCAAGACCGCGGGGGCAGACACCGCTTGGAAAGCGTTTGTGGGGAGTGACACCGGTGGGGTGAAGGCCTCGATGATGTCCTCGTGGGAGTATTGGCAGGAGCGTGATAGAAATGGTTCCTGGAGGACCACCGAGCAGAAGATTGGTTCCGTGCCTTTGACCGGCAACCTAATCGGCAAGGATGATTCTGGAGCTACGGCCTATACCCTACCCGGTGCTGTCTCGGACACCTCACTGGCTGGTTACACTCAACGCAAGGACACGACCTATGGGTCGATGTTCTTCAACCCCGCGAGCTCGAACTACAAATTCGTGCCGAACAACGCGACCCTTTCGGCGTTGACTGGAAACGCGACGGTTGATGTGACCTTTGCGGTCGCCAACAGCCAATATGGCTATCGAAACTTGGTGACCAAGATTACGCTTGAGGTCTCACGCCCCGGGTATATCTCGCTCCAGGGAAAAACGGGCTCGAGCTATGTCAAGGAGTATACCCGCCGGCTCAACAACACGAACTATACCGGGGATTACGAGATCCGGGTTGAGCGCCTCAGCCCCCACAACGATGACTATCTTTTCATCTCGATGGCCTGGGAGAGTTTCCAGTGTGTCGAGCTTGGCGCAGACACGACGTTTGAGAACCTGGCTGTGGTGCGAGGACTTGGTTCCTCGAGCAATCAGTTCTCCAGTATCCCCCAGTTTTCCGGCATCTGGGCAGGTAAGATTATTCGCATCCCATCCAACTACAACCCGGTCACCAGGGTCTATACCGGAACCTGGGACGGTACGTTCGTCTGGGGCTACACCGACAATCCGGCGTGGTGTCTCTACGATATGATCGTGGATGAGAAATATGGGGTCAAGAAGCACTACAAGCGGGTGAAGGTCGACCGTTATAGCTTCTATGAAGCTGCCCAGTGGTGTGATGTTCTGGTGCCTCGCTACGGCGCTGATGGCTACCAGCCCCGCTACACCTACCATGACTATATTGATCAGCCGCGGGAAGGTCTCACGGCCTGTCAATACATCGCCTCGACCTTTGGCGCGATCATCACTGACGATCTGAACGGGACGATCCGGCTGAAGCTGGACAAAGCGACCTCTCCGGTCCAGTTGTTTGGACCTGAGAACATCACGGTGGAAGGCTTCCAGTATCAGTTCGCCGACATCACCACGCGGGCCAATGACTTCACCGTGACCTTCATCAACCCGGAGCTCGACTGGGCCCAGGATGTGCGTCAGGTCAAGAATGATAATTGGATCGAAGCCAATGGGCGCATCCCGATGAACTTTGTGGCTGTTGGTTGCATTGACCCCTACGAAGCCCAACGTCGGGCGTATCTTCGCATGCTCTCGGCCAACACTGAAATCACCACGGTCTCATTCACCACGACCCGCCCCGGTATCCTGCTCGAGCCCTACGATGTGATTGGCATCAGCGACCCAGACATGAACTGGGGTCTCTCTGGACGGATTAAGGCTCTCGGCCGGGATGGGGTCTCCCTCGGTCTCCCCACCGGTTATGCTGATCCGACGCAGTTTACGGACAAAATTTCTGGTGTCCCGTCGTCACAGAACGGTGGTGCCCTGAAGAAAGAGGTTGTTCCGTTCACGACCAGTGGGGGTGTTCCGGCTCTGCGTGTGAACTCACCCATTGCGAGCAATGTTCACATCTCACCGAAGAAGCTGGTTACGCCCGTGGCCGGGCGCAAATACCGTGTAAAGTTCAAGGCCCGCCATAACGGAGCCTTTGTCAACGACAGCCAGAACGCTTTGTTTATGAACCTCCGCTGCTATAACGAAGCTGGAAGTTTTGTTGCTGATGCAGTCAGATGGACTGCATCTTTCAAGTCTGCAAACACTTGGCAGAGCTTCGAGTTCGTTCATACCTACACGCGCTCTGAGACGATCCTTCTGCCCTTCCTGTTTATCTCTGCCATTCGGTTCGGGACCGCTGGGGTCAGCATCGACGTAAGCGATTGGGAGTTCGTCGATGTCACAGACGAGATCCACCTGCGTGATCCCCTCTACCTCACCGGTGGTGCGACCTATACGCTGACGGTGCAGAGCAATAACGGACCGGTCGAGGTCACCGTTCAGAACGGCCCTTCGGCCTACAGCAAGAAACTGCTGGTCACCGCGGGCACCCTGCCCGACGATATTCCGAGCAATGCTCAGTTCGCCCTGACCTCGAATACCGTTGGCCTGGTCAAGCCGTTCCGTGTTCTATCAATCAACGAGGACGACAAAGACCCGGATCACTTCACGATCACCGCCATTGAGGTGAACGTGAACAAGCAGTCTGACGCCGACAACATGTCGTTGTCGAAGTCCGTCAAATACTCCTTCGAAAACACTATGTTCCCCTCGCGTCCCCTACGGGTGCGCGCGGAGTCGGGCACGGATCACCTGTTCCTGAACAAAGATGGTAGGGTCCAGTCGCGCATCTACGTTACTTGGGAACAAGATCCGACCTCATTCGTCGAGGACTTCGAGGTCTATTACCGGCGTGTCGATCGCGATCAGTGGAGCAAGATCAACGCCACCGGTCTCGACTGCTACATCAGCGACGTGCAAGATGGAAAGCCCTACGAGATCTACGTCAAGGCGGTCAACCTCCTCGGCCGCAAATCGCCGCCCTCACCCACGCTGACCCACACTGCGGTAGGTAAGCTGCAGCCGCCCTCGACTCCGACGAACCTGATCATCCTGCAGGATGGCCCGAACATCGACCTGACCTGGACCGGGATCTCTGACATCGACTTCAGCTTCTATGAGATCCGTGAGGGGGGTTCGAACTGGGACACGGCCAAGAAGATTGGCACCTCGAAGGTTCCGTCGTTCACACACACCGGCGTCAAGGATGGGTCGCTGATCTATCGGATCAAAGCGGTCGACACTACCGGGAACTATTCGAACACGGCCCTCTCCGATGTGTTCATGGTTGCCAAGCCACAGTTGCCGAGCCTATCGGTTGATACGGCTGGCCCCAACTGGGTGCTGTCGATCACGCCGAACCCGAGTGACCCGGTGCCCGTCAAGGAATACATCGTCCAGCTCAATGGGACGCAGGTATTCCGCGGTGCGGCGACGACTGTGCAGGGCCGGGTGACTTGGCTTGGCGCACGGACCTTCAGCGTCCGCGTGGTGAACTCGGCTGGCGTCCATTCTGACCCCACCGAAATCGACTTGACCATTCAGGCCCCTGGGGGTGTGTCACCCCAGTCGGTATTCGCTGGCACCAACGCCGTGCTGACTTGGACCGTGCCGACCTCGGGAACCCTCCCGATCGATCACTACGTTGTGCGGGACGCCTCGACCTCGACCATCCTGGACGATGACCGTCGTGCCACGTCGATGCGTGTCCCGGTTGATTGGATTGGGGCCAAGACCTTCCAGATCTGGGCGGTCGACACCGCGGGTAATGTGGGCACCAAACAGAGCGTTACCGCCACGGCCATCGGGCCGAAGGTCCAGAGCCTGCAGTCACGCCTCGTGCGGTCGCAGCAGACCTTCACCTGGAACGGTATCCCTGGCACCCTGCCGATCAAGCGTTACCACCTCTACCTCGGATGGCTCTACAACGACACCGCGTTGATGACCTTCGGCATCGCGGGGGAGACCTCGGGCACTGAAGACGGTCAACTCCTGGCCACCGTGAACGCTGAGACCTGGACTTGCCCGGTGGATTGGAACGGGGCTCGGGCGTTCTATGTCATCGCTGAAGACGCCAACGGGAACCTGAGCCCACCGGTGGCCGCCTATGAAAAGGTCGACCCGCCGCCTGCTCCAACGATCACTTCGAGGATTGTGTACCGGACTATCCGTCTGGATTGGGAGAACATTACGGCCGAGCTCCGCATCCAGGAGTATGAGATCTACCGGGATGGGAGCCTGCTCCAGCGGGTCTCGGCCTCGGCTGCGACCCTGCCGATAGACTTCTCTGGCACCAAGACCTACCGCGTCCGCGCCATTGATGAGGCAGGCAATGTCGGTGCGTTCGGTAATCATGTTATCAAGATCATCGGCCCGTCGAAGCCTGTCCTGACTGCTGGGTTCCTTGGGGATCAGGTCCGCTTCGAGTGGACCGAATCTGTAGGGGCGCTGCCGATCGACTACTATCGCGTGACCCGTGGGGCTTCGGACACCCTGGTCGCTCAGATCAAGGCGCGGGACTATGGGTTCAAGGCCAACTGGGTGGGGGCTGAGACCTTCAAGGTCACGGCCTATGACATTGCTGGTAACCCCTCCACTCCGGCCACCACCTCGCTGACGGTCACCGCACCCAGCGCACCCAGCGCCCGGGCTGAGGTTCTGGACAATAACGTCCTGCTCCGGTGGACCCACCGCACCGGCACCCTGCCGGTTGTGGCCACCGAGATCCGCAAGGGGCCGACCTTCGCAGGGGCAACCGTGCTGCAACAGGTGGATGCCACCTTTGCAGCCTTCTTCGAGCTCACCTCGGACACCTATAAATACTGGCTGGTCGAGAAGGACTCGGCTGGCAACTACGGCACCCCGATTGCTCTCGACGTTTATGTCAACGAGCCCCCGGACTTCGTGTTGCAGACCAACTTCAACTCGACTCTGAACGGCACCCGGTCGCTGGTCTCGCTGGTGAACGGCAAACTTTACTTCGGGGTGAGCCCAACGCAGACCTGGGCCCAGCACTTCACGAACGAATCCTGGACCAGCCCACAAGACCAGGTAGCTGCTGGTTATCCGCTGTTCTTGCAGCCGACTTCGCTCTCGAGCCCGACCTATGTCGAGGTCTTCGACTACGGGACGGTGTTGACCTCGTCGGTGATCTCGGTGACGCCGACCGTGCAGGTGTTGGCTGGTAACCCATCCCTCAGCTGCAACATCGAGTTCTCAACCGATGGGTCGACCTGGACCGCGACGAACGGAGTCTTCCGGACCTACGCGCAGAACTTCCGCTACGTCCGCTTCACGCTGCGGATGGTGTCGGACACCCGGGACGACCTCCTGGCAGTGAGCGCCATCAACCTGCGCCTGAACACGAAGCTGCGGAACGACGCTGGCTCTGGAACGGCGGTATCGACGGACGCTGGTGGAACGCAGGTGAACTTCAACGTCTCGTTCATCGACATCCAGTCGATCTCGGTTACTCCGAACTCGACGCAGGCATATATTGCGGTGTATGATTTCGTCGACGCTGCAAACCCCACCGGGTTCAAAGTATTGATCTATAACCAGAATGGGGTTCGTGTGACTGCCCCGTTCTCCTGGACTGCTAGAGGCTACTGATGGCAAACTGGAGCAACCCGCTCATCACTTCGACCTACACCTCGGTTCTTGATGATCTCAAGAACCGAGACATCGACTCTGCTGTCATGTTCAGCCCGACCTACAGCACGTCGACGAACGTCCCCACGGGTGCGATTCGCTGGAACCCATCGAACAGATACTTTGAGATCTACTCTGGCACCGCTTGGTCGGCGTTGACCTCGAAGTATATAATCGACGTTGACCGCTTGGACGGCCAGGACGGTTCCTACTACCTGAACTGGAACAACCTGACCAACAAGCCGGCGACCTTCGCACCTTCGGCCCACACCCACGACGACCGGTATTTCACCGAGACTGAGGCTGATGCGCGCTTTGCGAACAAGCTCGTCGTCTCGAGCAGCCAGATCAAGCTGCAGACTTTCGCCGGGACGAACCTGAGCGCGATCACGGTTCCCTATGCCACCTCTGCCGGCAGCGCGGGAACGGTTGGTGGTTTCACCATGGACCAGAACCTCCAGACCACCAGCAGCCCGACCTTTGCGGACCTGACTCTCACTGGGATTATGCGCCTCAAGGCCGGGAGTGCATCGGCTCCGTCCTTGACCTTCTCGGATGATGCTGCCAGCAACACCGGGATGTTCTGGCCGGCTGAGAACCAGTTGGGTTTCTCCACAGCCGGGATCGAACGGCTTCACATCAACAACGTCGGCCAAGTGGGGGTCAATACTAATAACCCGATCTATACTCTTGACGTGAGTGGTATTATTGGGGCCGTTCGGTATGGTAATGATCCCTTTGTCAACCTCCGTCGGGTCAATGGGACAGAGGCATCCCCAGCCTCAGTGAGTTCTGGTAATATCCTCGGCAACTTTGCCGCCGCTGGTTACGGAGCCACCGGGGTTGGTTCCCCCGCGGGTGGTATGGTGGTCTTGGCGTCGGAGAACTTCACCGACACGGCACAAGGAGCCGAGATCCGATTCCAAACCACCCCAATCGGTTCGGCCACCAGGGTAACTCGGGTGACGATTGATGATAACGGGTCTGTCGGGATTGGCACGATCACGCCAAGCTATCTGCTCCACGTCAACGGCTCGTTCAACGCCACGACTGTTCACATCGCTGGTGTTCAAGTCACGGCCGACGCAGCCGAGCTGAACAAGCTGGATGGTGTGACTTCGGCTACGGCCGACCTGAACCTGTTGTCGGGTGCGGCCGCGGCTGGTGTTACGGCGACCCGCATCCAGCATCTGAACAGCCTGACCGGCAACGTCCAGACCCAGTTGAACGCGCGTATGGGCACAGCCAGCCCGAGCTTCACTGGGGTCATGGATGGTCCTCAGCTTCTACTCACCAACGGTACTTATCCCTCGACCAGTTCGACCACTCATGCTCTGCAGGTTGGTGCGGACTCGGGTGCTCACCTTCGCCTTGGCGGCAACCGGATTCAGTCGGTCAATGCAGGGGCGGTCAACGGGCTGGCGCTGAATAACCTCGGTGGGGACGTGATGATCGGTTCTTCGACCTCGACGATCTACCTCAGCGGTAGTGTGTCACTGGTGAGGGCCACCGACGACTCCGCAGCGGCTCCGTCATACAGCTGGAGCAGCAACCCCAGCCTCGGCATGTATCGGGCCAGCTCGACCGCGATTGGTTGGGCAATCGATGGTGTGAACATGATGACGTTGAACAACACCAACCTGTTGGTCAATGGCGACATCGTGTCTCGTTTCTACAGCGGTTCCGCCGCCGGCCAGACGGATTTCCCGATCGGTCATGTGTTGGTTTGTAAGACGACTAATGGCACGATCGCCAACCGCAACGGCCTGGTGGTGCCTACACAGCATGTCGTCGATACCTCTCTTTACGTCAACTCCGCTTACTTCAGTGCGGGGACTGCGCTGACCGGCACCTGGCGGTCCCGTGGTCGAATTGATAGCCCCGACAACACTCACCTCATCCAGCGAGTTGCCTGATGCAAATTCTTTCGGTCTCCAACCCAGTTTGGGCTGATGAAGCCAAGACCACCATCATTCTTGATGTGTTCCTGAGTGACGAACCCACGACTCCTTCCAAGATGGTGGTTCGAGCCAACGCTCATGAAGATTATATCCGTGACCTGTTCTCGGCCACCCTGGGGGGTCAGTTCGGCCCGATCGCACCCTACGAAGCCCCTCCAGTGGTCTATCCTGATCTGACCGCCCGCCAACTCCGGTTGGGACTCCTTGGTGCTGGTATCACGCCCGCGATGGTGGATCAGGTTATCGGGCAGCTCCCGAGCCCTCAGAAGGAAGCGACACAGATCGAATGGGAATACGCTAACGTATACAACCGCGATCACCCCCTTGTGCTTCAGATCGCGCCGGCCTTTAATCTGACGACCGATCAGGTCAACCAGTTGTGGTTGGCCGCGGCACAGCTTTAACCTGGAGAGACCATGAGCCACGAAGCCGTCATCAGAGCTATCGAGAACCAGCGGAACATGTTCATGAACGAGAACATCCGTCTGCAGATCCTGATCGAGGAACAGCAGAAGATCATTGAAGAATATCGGAAGATCGAGGCTGACAAGGCCGAGCAAATCTGATTGGATGGGCCTGTGAAAACTCTAGCACAGGCCCTCCATATCTATGAGTCGTCGTCGTCGCACTGACCCCCTATCGCCCCGCAACTCAGCTCAAGCTGAACAACTCAACGGCCTCGAGAACTTTCAGGTCACTATCGCTGCTGGCTCGGCCGGCACTGGTAAGACCTATCTTGCCGTGAGCTATGCAGCCATGTTGTTGAAAACCGAACAGATCCGACAGATCATCGTCACCCGCCCGATGGTGGAGGCTGAGGAAAAAGTCGGCATGCTCCCTGGGGACATCGACGAGAAGTTTGCCCCTTACTTCGCTCCAGTCCGTGAGATCCTCGACCGGCACTTTCCCAACGTAGACCAGATGGTGCGGAACAAACAGATCGAGATCGCCCCTCTGGCTTTCATGCGCGGCCGCACTTTCAACGACGCCTTCGTGCTATTCGATGAGGCACAGAACTGCACCCCCAGCCAGATGAAACTGTTCCTGACCAGGTTGGGTGATTACGCCCGCGTGTGTATCACCGGAGATCTGGATCAGAAGGACATCCAAGGAATCTCTGGTTTGGAAGATGCGCTCGAGCGTCACGCCAATATCCAAGAGATCAAGATCGTCCAGTATGAAGACCATCACAGTGTCAGGTCCAAACTGGTACGAAAATTCCTGGCGAACTACCGATAAAACCCCAGACTGAACCACTGAGTTTTGATAGATACAGTCTACAGTTGTGAGGGCAAGCCATGCAAGATCAGATCAACGAACTCAAAATCGCCATGGCGACTCAGCAAACCATCGAGGCTGAACGCTGGACTCAGGTCACCAATCTCCTGAAGGAGATGAAGGACAACATGACCCGTCAGCGCGAGGAAATCACGCAACTCAAGACGACTCTAGCACAAGGTTCTGGAGCCATCAAACTGGTTATGGTGGCCGGGACACTGGTGGCTCTTCTGATCGGTCTTTCCAAACTGCTTACTGGACACGCTGGTTAATCTCTCTATAGTTGGTTCACAACTATAGAGAGGTTCAGAATGGCTGACTTCAACGAACTGATTTTGGCAGTGAGTGCTCTTCATCTCGGGGTTAAAGAAGCCCCGGGATCGAAGAGCAATCCCGCTGTCGAGCGTTACTATGCCTCGGTGGGTCAAAGGCATCGGGATGAGGTTCCCTGGTGTGCCGCCTTTGCCAACTGGGTCGTCATGGAGTGTGGTCTCCCAACCACCGGAAGCCTCATGGCTCGTTCATTCCTGACTTGGGGTCGGCATGTCGATCTGATCAATGCCAGGCCGGGTGATGTGGTGGTCTTGGAGCGCGGTGGACCACCCTCTGGTCATGTGGGTTTCCTCGTGCGCTTCGAGGGTGATGCTGTTGTTCTGCGGGGCGGCAATCAGGGTGACGCGGTGAGCGATGCGAGGTTTTCCGTGAGGAGAATCATCGGTATCCGGCGCGCGGTGGCATCCAAGGACCAGAAGAATCGCAAGACGCTTTCGCTGGGTGACAGTGGTGCCTTCGTGCATGAACTGCAGACCCGACTGGTCGAGTTGGGCTACCCTGTTGGTAAGATCGACAGCGCCTTCGGCAACCGCACTCGAGACGCCGTGCTGGCCTTCCAGGCCGACGCTGGTCTGAAGATCGACGGTGTTGTGGGGCCTGACACCTGGGCCCGTTTGGACGACGCCGACACGCGGCCGATGCGGAAGGTCACGATGGATGATCTGCGGCAGCGGGGCTCGACCACGGTGGCCAGTGCTGACAAGGCACAGATCGGCACACTGGCCACTGCCGCTCTTGGAGCCGCAACTCTGGTGACGGAGAGGGCGAAGGAAGCGGCTGATGTCCTGAAGGATGCTGGCGGGGTCTTCGACAGCCTGACGGGCCTGCTCGTTACCTACTGGCCGGTGGCGTTGATGGGGGCCCTGGCGTTCTCGGTCTGGTATTTCCTCGATCGGGTGAAGCAGTCCCGCCTGCGGGATGCTGTCAGCGGAAGGAATATGGGCCGATGATCTTCGGTTGGCTGCAGCGTATGGTCGGGGCGGTGTTCATCGCCCTGGCCGTTTTGTTCTTTGTCTATCGACTGGGCCTGTCCCGGCGTAAACAAAAGGATCTGGAGAATGCCCTGGAAGTACGCCGCTCTGTTGATCATGCTCTTCGCCAGCGGGTGCATGACGACGAAATCATTTACCGAGACTGAATACGAGATCTGTGACGCATGGAAGACGACGCTTTTTCGTCCCTCAAAGATGGACACGATGGAGACGGCCCGCCGGCTGACGGTGCAATGGGGGGTGCAGGAAGCGGCCTGCGGATGATGGTCTTCGTGGACGTGTGGTATACGTCGGCCGACCTTCCTGGGGTGATGCAGTCATTCACCTGGCAGACGGTGGACGTGGCCCCTGACTTCCCTCGGGGTTTTGGGTTCGTGCAGCAGTTGATCGACACTGCCGCGGTTCATCACTTCCAGATCCGACAGATGCACATGCCTGTCCCTGACATCGACATGAAACGATTGCATCCCTACCACCCGACGATGCAATGAAAAAGGGCCCCTCGCGGGGCCCTTTCTTTTAGATCGGGCAGGCACCCGAGGCGCACTTGAGACTTTCGAGGTCGATGTCTTCGGTCGCCGCGGCCTCGATGTTGCTGACCAGGAACTCGAAGTAGCCCTTCGTGACAGGTTCCTCGGGCTGGTATTCATAGGCGGTCCCGTCGATCTGCGGCATCACCGAGCAGCACTTCACGCTCGACTGGTTGGCCAGGATGGTCGCCTTGAACTCGTCAAACGAGACCTTCTTCGGGTCATACTTGAGGGTGTAGGAGACCTGGTTGCCCTTCTCTTCACCGATCCAGTATTTCTCGAGCAGGCGCAGCCACTGGAACTGTTCCTCGGGCGTGGCCTGAGCCGCAGTCACCAGCTTGTCCACCAGACCCAGCTCTTCGGCCAGCTCGACGATCGCCGGCTTGGTCGGGAAGCCCACCACGGTCGTACCGGTATAGGTCTTGAGTTGACGCACCGGGTAACCCTTGGCACGGTATTCCTCGATCAGCGGGTCGTCGTTGCGGAACTGGACCCAGCGCAGATACCAGAGCATGGCGGGGAGGTGGGCACCTTCCGAGAGGTTGAACAGCTTGCTGGTGGTGCCCGCGGGTTTCACGGTCGTGGCGGTGTGCGGAACGGTGACACCAAGCTCGTGAGCGTAGAGCACCGCCTCGTCCTTCACGGCGTCCGAGAACCGCTTCATCAGCAGCCAGAAGTCGAGGCTCTTAGCCTCATCCACCAGATCGTGCCAGCCGTAGCCAAACCGCTTGAGGGCAAACTCGAACAGGCCGGTGAAGCCCACACCAATGCGGTTGGTCCGCTTCGTCTCTCGGATATAGAGGGAATGCATCTGGTTGGTGCGGATCAGCGCCCGCACGGCCACGCGGAAGGCATCTTCAGCGTCGTCGTCGTTGGCGGCGAAGAAGGGCACCACGTCGGCAATCACACAGTAGCCGCCGAGCAGGAACAGCACGATCTCACCACAGGGGTTGGTGATCACATGGTAAGGACCGGAGAGGCAGGCCCGTGCCTTGGCAGCGAGGTAGTCAGCCATTTCCGGGATGTCGACGAACGAACCGTCGATGTAGGCCTCGATCCCGGTGGAGTCGAACTCGAGCTTGTCGACATTGATGAACCCAGGTTCGCCGGTGCCGTCATGGTAGGCCGCTTCGATCGCGGCGTTGTAGACCCGATAGGCCCACATTTCCAGTTCAGTGAAATCGGTCACCTTGGCAGTGTTTTCCACTGCCTGGACCTTTTGAACGGCTTCCCAGAACTCGGCATCCACGAGGATCGAGTTGTTCGAGGACCACAGGAACCCGCCACGCTTCAACTGGATGAAGTCGAGAACGCCCTTGTCCTTCCAATACTTGGTCGCCATGCGGGCTGCACGACGAGCCCCGCCGACCAGAACGCACTCAGCCAAGAAATGGTCGACGAACATGGTGGCCATCCAGGCCGGCATGCCGGAGTTCTTGACGGCCGCGATCTTACGGAAGGCTTCCATCAGCGGGCCAGGGCCGGAGGTGGGGCGGTTCTGCATGCCACGGATCGGCTGGCCACGGTGGCGAACCTTGGAGAAGTCCAGGATCAGCACCATGCCATGGAGGCGCTTGAAGGCAAACTCTTCGAGCTTCTGCACAGCCTCTGCCCAACCCTCACGGCTGTCTTCGACTTCATGCACAACAAAGGGGGTGAAGCGATACAGGTGCTCGGCGTCCCGGCGGGACAGGGCCTTGATCTCACCCGAGAGCACGTCGGGGTGCGAGGGATCAATGGTGCAGACGACATTGGGCATGTCCTTCGCCCAGTCGATCAGCTGCATGTGGTCGGAGTAATCAGTGCCGACGCCAGAGCCAGAGAGCAGGAGACGGAGCAGGAGAAATGAGGCGGCGCTGGTCGAACAATTGGTGAATACCTCTTGCGACCGCAGCGGTTGGGTCTCGTCACCATGCTGCAGGTGACGACCCGACATCAGGAGAGAGGCTTGGGAAAGGTGTTTCTTCAGGTTGGTGAACTCAGTCTCACCGGCCTGTGTCACAGCACAGTTTCCGAGGGCTACGCGGTGGGCAACATCCCCCCAAACCTCTCGAGTTCCATCCGCTTTCATGCGATTGATGGTGCGGTCTGCAACTGCCTGTCCAATACCAGGCGTGTATTCACGGATGATCATCTGGTTCCCTGCTAGAGTAAAAGGAAAAGGGGGAACTCCCTTTGTAGCTCCCCCATGGCGAAGATCAACTGGACATTGCAGTGTATTCGGCCTTGACATCCCGGTTGTTGGCGGCGTCCTCGGTGAACTTCTCTGGGAAGCGCGCGGTCAGCTTCTTGATGTTGGCGTCAACAACCTGATCCACGGTCAGATTGCTGTTACTTTCCACCAGCCCCCAGTGCAGGCAGTTCTTGATCAGCACCAGATTGCCGAGAGCCTTTTCGGTGTCGACCGGCCGGCCGTAGAAGATGTTCTTCTTCATCATGTCGAGCAGATCGGTGGCGTAGATCATCACGCTCTCGTCGGCGGTCTCACCGCGGACCTGGTTCTTGAACTCTTCCACATCAATGATCTGGACCTCTTCCCAGCTGAAGCCGAGAGCGTCCAGGCCGAGAGCCACATACCAGCAGATGTCGCCCAGCTCTTCCAGCTCGTGCTGTTCGCTCTCCAGCTCGTAGAGCTCGGCGGTCTCCGTGCAGAGACCCATGGCTGCGTGGAGCAGCCGTTCGTTGGGCTGGTGCCAGCTGGTGGATTCGACAGATTTGACGAAGTCGGTGTAGGTCATTTGATTACCTCATTGGGAACGGTTTTGCGGTACTGGATGAAGCCTTTGAAGTTGCCCCACAGGAACTCTGCCATTCTCCAGGGATCAGGCTTGCCCTGATGTTCGAGCGGAGAGGCGTGAACAAGCTCGGCGGTCACCAGCCGGTCATACAGCTTTCGGTCCTCTTCATAGGAAGGGCAAGACCCATCGTGTTTGTTATAGGATACCCGAGCACAGCGCGCGGCCGACATGACGAGACACTGTCCCATGATGTGGGTGTGGCGCTCTTCATCCGAGACGTAGGGAAGGTGCCAGTCATTGGGGGTCAGATGCCGAGGGGTGGATGCCTGCATGGCTTCCCACATAGCATCGGCCAGGGCCCGCATGGTGGGGTCGGCGTCCTCGTGGCGGCGCAGGGCGAAGAAGTTGGTCCACTCGGTGGCCGACACCACGACGTTGATGTGGGTATAGGGCTCGAGGATGCGGTTCACGACCTGTTTGTGGTAGCCCGCCTCAGCAAAGGACTCAGCCAGGTCAGCGGCCTGCGCTGCAGCGAAGCGCCACGCCTCTTCGGCGTTCATCGACTTGAAGCCGTCGTAGGTATAGACATCCAGCACACCGTCGTGGTTGCCGCCCTTGTCCTGCATCCCCGGGTGGTTGGCACCGAAACGGACAGGCATGGCCGGGTTGGTGCGGGCTTCCTCGATCAGCATGGCGACCGGGACCGCCCGGGACGACGAAGCATTTCGGCTCAGATCCGGGTCGTCCATCAGGGAGATCTCCTGAAGGAACTCGACCTCAGCATCGTCGATGCGAAGGAGACGGTGCGTCTTGCACTCTGCATGGATAATCCGGGGGTAGCGCAACTGCATCGTGGTCAGGCGGTTACCCGAATCGGCACACCGGCTGTCAGCGATGACTTTAGCCTCGATAGTCATTGATCAGTTCCTTTGCTTTCTGGTGGAGGTCTTCGATCGTGTCATCGTTCTGCACGACCTCATTGGGCTCGATCGCCATCATTTCCGTCTCGGAGACGTGGAGATCCTTGTTCTTCTGGCCCGGGCGGTCGATCCGCACGATCAACCCTTCCCGGCGCTTGAGTGAGGCAGTCTCGTGATGGAAGCGCACGTCAGGCGTTACCACGTCCCGACCCTCGGTCTCCAACTGGTCAACTTTCATGGACCAGATCAGCGTCCACAGATCGCGGCCGATCATGTCGCGCCATTCGGTGCCCAGGGTCTGCATCGCATGGCGTGGGGTCTTGCCACACAGGATCGGGCAGGACTTCTCTTTCAGGTCGCCCTCGATCTTGCGCTCGATCGTCTCTTCATCGAGGCCGGCGCATCGGTAGAGGGTGCGGAGCATCTCCTTGAGAGGGTCTGCGAAGCGAACCAGAGCAAACCCCTGGTCGACCATGGCTTGGGCGAACGTATCCTTGCCAGAGCGTTTCAGCCCCGTCAGTCCAACAAGCATCAGTGATAATCTCCTGCGAAGAAGTAGGGGTCACGCTTGACCGGTGGGTGGTTCGGGATCGCATACTGGATGATCCAGTCACCATCCCGGCCCTGACACATCGTAACCTTGCCCTCATCGTGCAGTTTGCGGTGTTCATGAAGGCGCGGGTAGTCTTCCTTCGGCCAGCGGGTGAGGTTGTTCAGACGCATGCGGGAAATGATGTAGGGGTGCATGCTGGGCCTACCGAAGCCGGCCACATACTCCGGTTCTTCCCGGAGCTTTCTGCGGGCTTCTTTGACAGTGATGTTCAGCAGCTCGGCCAGGTGGAAGGGATTTTTCGTGGTCATTTGGTCAGCTCGATCAGATGGTCCGTCTCAGGACGTTTGTGGGTGATGATGATCACCTGTCCGATCAAATCGGTCAGGCGGCGCAGAGCCTGCGCGGTATAGGCAGCACGGTCGTCGTCCATCGCAGCATCAACCTCATCTGCAAAGAAGACGGAGAAGACCTTGTTGGTCAGGATCTGACCGAGAGCGATGCGGATCGACAGGTTGGCCACAGCTTTTGCCGAGCCTGAGAGGGTGTTCAGACGCTGCCCGTCGATCAGGATTTCGAAATCCTCATCGACCTCAACGAGATAGCGTTCCCCACCGGTCATCTGGTTCAACAGCCGGGAGGCTACGGAGTTGAGCGACGGGAGCAGATAGGTCTTGATCTGGACCTTGAGGTCCACAATCCGCTTCTTCGCCTCAGCATATTCCTCAGCCAGTGCCCGAGTCTCGGCCGCGGTGGCAGCGTTCTTCTCGTAGCCTGCGAGGGCACTCTGGTAGGCCGCCACATCCCGCTCATAGGCCTGTGCTACCCGGAGCCGGGTATCAAGGACACCCACCAGCTCTTCGACGTAGCCCAACTGGTTGAAGCGGGCCTGCTTGGCGGGTTGCTCAACCATGTAGGTCTGATACGCCCTCAGCTGCGCCTCATATTGAGACACACCGGCCTCATACTGACGACGCATGTGCAGATCGACCGTGCGGTCCTCTGGCACGACGATCGAGTGGAGTTCTTCGACCAGCTCATCGAGGAGCTTTTGGCGACCCTGCAGAGCCCGCTCGTCTTCGATCACAGCCTTGCTGAGTTCCGGCTTCTCAACCTCGGTCACGTCTGCATAGGCCTGCAGCTGCTCGGCTGCGATGGGCCACTCGTGTTTGCACGAAGGGCAGCACAGGTGGCCCTGGTCGAGGAACTGTTTCTTCTGCAGCCAGTAGCCATAGGCGACCCACTGCTCGGCCTGCTGGTCGAGGTAGGCCAGAGGATATTTCGGCAGACGGATGCCCTTGATCTGGCCTTCCAGATCGGCCTGACGGTCCAACATAGCCTTGCGCTTACGCTGGTGTTCCTCGAGCTCGGCCACCGTTTCGCGGACGCTACACAGCGGCGGCTCAACCGGAGCCGGTGGGGTGGCGTTGAGCCAGCCGGCCAGCTGGTTGCGCTCGGCCAGCAGTTGTCGGTTCAGGGACAGTTCCCCCACCAGGTCGGTCGAGGGGCTGTAGCCCTCGGGCTTCACGGGTTCGACCGGCTGGACGAGCATACGCTCGATCGCCTCAGCCTCACGCTTGAACAGCAAAGCCTGGTCACCTGCATGCTTGATCAGGTCGTCGAGGACGTTCAACCCAATGGTGCGATCAACCATAGCTTTACGCTCGGTCGGACGCATGTTCGACAGGGCTTCGATGCCACCCTGGTTGCAAGCATTGGCCACGTCGAAAACGGTCAGATCGTAGCCGAGGATCTCGATGATGGCTTGGTTGACCGGCTTCGTGCCAGAGGCCAGGTCTTCCCCATTGCGGCGCAGCACGACCTTCGTCCCCTTGCGGGTGACATGGTAGTCGTCGCCCTTCACCGAGAACCACAGCTCGACGTGGGTCTTCTTGTAATCGTCTGCCACACCGCGAAGAGCCGCGGTGCCAAATAGGGCAAAACGAATGGCCTCGACGATGAGAGATTTGCCGGCCTCGTTCTTACCGATGATGCCGGTCAGGCCTTTTCCGAACTCAAACGTCCGGTCGAAGTGCCGGAACATCTGGTCGATGTAGAGGCGCGTGATCATGACTGGAATTGCTCCATGAGTTTGGTCTTGATTGAGAGGCCATCCAGGGCCCGGGCCAGCATGTCCTTGAGGTCAATGGCGTCGAAGTCCGACGTGTCGACGGTGTGACGCTCTTCCTCGACCGTCACCCGCTTGGCCACGAGGCTCAGGCAGTCGAGACCTTCAGGAAGCGTCTCTCCCGGCTGGAGCAGGACGCGGACATTTTTCTGTCGAACGTCAAGTTCAGCAAGCTCTGCAAGAGTAACCGTGACGTAAAGCTGTCCATCGGGATCTTCGGCGTGGGTGAAGGGCTCCATTGATCCAGTGACGACCACTCGGACGGTGTGTCTTTCGAGCTCACGAGCGAGGTGGTCATGCCCATTGATGAGGGTTTTGATGCCATAGCGGGCAAGAAGGGCAGTGGGGGCGACATTGGGGCCACCGAAGTCAACGATGTCGAAGTGGCCAAATGCCGTGTCGATTCCGACAGATCCAGCAAGATATTCCTCCAGGTGATCATAGCCAAAGGGGTCGTAGGGAATGAAGACCAGGTTCTCGTGAACCACCGGTGCCTCATCGACCGCGATGATGTTCGGGTGCTGGTCAACCAGCGCGCAGAAGATGTCCCAGCTGGAGGCCTTATCCACGTTGCGCGAGACATCATGATTGCCACGCAGGACCACATAGGTGGTGTTCGGGTTCTTGTTCGCCGCTTCGAGGTAAGTCGCGGCAGCGAACAGAACAACTTCCGGCGGGACGATGAATTTGTCGAAGAGATCACCCATGCAGACATGGACCTCGGCCGTGGCGTCGAAGAGCGACTGCCGGAATTTCTCCATCTGCATGCGCTCCCGTTCACCGCGGCGGTGAACGGGAACACCGGTCTCGAACTTGCGACCGAGGTGGGGGTCACCAAGGGTTTCGAAGATCATTTCGTATCCTCATACGCGGCACGGAGCGCCTTGATCTGGTGAAGAACGTCGTGAAGCCCGTTGTGCGCGTCCCCCTCGAAGGGAAGGATGCGATCCCATTCCGGGGCCTGCTCTGGGAAGTAGCGGGCCCGAATGAAGGTGTTCATGTTCTCAGCAGTGCGGAAGTGGAACGGGTTTGCATACCCGAACTGCCGGAAGTAGCTGTCGAGGAAGGCGAAGTCGAACGACAGGGGTTTCGACCAGAACACCGGGTTGTAGACGTTCTTCGAGTCGACCCACCGTACGAAGTTGCCGACCACGACTTCCGGTTCCTGCATCCGGTTCCAGATGTCGGTGATGATCTCAGCTTTGTTCGACCACCACTCGCGGGTGCCTTCATCCCAGTAGCGGCCTGGGGGTATCAGCAAACACTGGTCAAAAAAGTTCAGGTCCACCTCACCCGTCTCCAGGTCAAAGCGAACCGCCGAGAGTTGAATCATAGCATTGTGATCACACGAGATCCCAGTGGTCTCGATGTCAATCATGAAGTGGCGCATCAGGCATCCCATTTGTATTGTTCGATGTCAGCCCATCGGGTGGACTTCTTCACCTTGTTGTCCGCAATGATCACGGAGGCGGGGACGCAATACCACTGGTTGGTGACCAGGTTCTTCAAGAAGAAAAGGTAAGCGCCTTTGGCAGCGACCGTCTTACGGGCTGCAGCCATCTGGCCCTTACGGATGTTCGAATGAGGGAAAGAAACCTCGTGGTTCGAGGACTTCACCTCAGCATAGAACATCTGGCCTTGAAGGACGACGATGTAGTCAGAGGGCTGGGCCTGCACAAAGGCCCCTTTGCCAGAGGTGGCTTTCGCCGCCGCGGTGTCTGTCAACCGACAAACGTAGGCTTCCTTTCCGTAACGGTCGAAGGATGCCACGAACTCTTCTTCTGCGGATTTCCAAGCTGCTTTCATACAAATAGGAATAGCCGGGTGTGACCCCGGCTACCAGATAGAAAAGCTGGCTATAGTATAGGGTTACTTCTTCGCCGCCTCGGAAATCGCGGTCATAAGACCCCCGAACACAGAGAGCACCAGGACGATCCGAGCGACTTCAGGCACCACCTCAATCACCCGCTGGGGGTCCGGCAGATCCCAGGCGATGAAAGACCAGCTGAGAACGGCTCCAAGAATGATACCGGCGATAACGATGAGCCATGCAAGCGTGTAGTTGATGAAATCTTTCATGATTTACTCCATTCCAAGGGCAGATTTGTAGATTTCGAGAATGGCCTCGAACTCGGCCACGGCCTCGGGGTCTTTCTTGCGAAGTGCGATGATCGCCATGAAGGTCGAAGTGTCGAACCCACGGCCCTTGAGCTCGGCCTTCAGTTCCTTCTTCTGATCCTTGATGTCGGCTTCCTCGGTGTCGAGCTGCTCGTAGCGTTCGACGAATTGGCGCAGCTCGTCTGCGGTCACGTTGTGGGGATCTTGGGTCATGCGAACCTCTTGTTGATGCCTTCAGTGCCGAAGAAATCGTCTTCCTCGAGACACTCAATTTCTTCTGCGAGTTCTTCCGCGAACTCCCGCAGTTCTTCGACCGTCGCCTGCTTCGCCCACTGGGCGAAGGCGTGGCTCATGCTTTCGACTTCACGAGACATCGACAATCTCCCAGTCTTCCGACAGAAGGTCTGCCTGACTGGCCAGCCATGGTACGACGTAGCCCTGGGCCGTTTTCATGTCGATGTGGGCATGGTATTGGACCTGGGTGCCCTCCCCCATGATCGAGAGCAGAGGCTCACGATTCACAGTGAACGTGCTGCCGGGGACCAGGAAGAGGAACATCCCCTTCCCGTTCCATCCGGCGCGCGCGACCCGTTTGCCGGCCTTGATGGCCGTGAGTGCTTCTCCGAAGTTCATGCTGCTTCCTTGAACAGATAGTGGATGACACGCTGAACGTGAGCGTCGTCGAGCCGCGTGTCTTTGAGCTCGGCGGGGATGTAGCCTTCCAGGATGGGGGCTTCATCCAACTCGATCTGGCCGAAGGGGGCCTTCTCGGGGTGGTAGGGTTCGAACGTGCGGCCGATCGAGGCGGTCGCATCAATCTCCAGCGTCTTGATCAGATCCGGGTGGTGACACATCACCTCCTTCACAGCGCGGTGGAACTCCACCACGTCGTCCCGGTGGACCGAGAAGACGAGTTCGTCGTGGATCGGGATCATGAAGCGGGCGCGGAAGCCGCGCTCCTTGATCATCTTGTTGATCCGCAGGATCGAACGCTTCGCCATGGTCGCGCAGGAACCTTGGATCATCGAGTTGACGATCTGGTTGCCGGCGCGGTTGGTGATCGACTTGACGAACAGGTTGCCAAAGTTGTTGAAGCTGGGCCCACCCAGACCATCCCACCGGTCGCGCCACATGTTCTGCCACTCGTAGGTGGCCTCATAGCGAACCCGTCGGTGTCCATCGGGTAGGGTGATGAACCCCTTTTCCCGAGCCTCAGCAATCAGATCCACCCGCCACTGCTCGGCCACCGGGAAGGTGTCCCGATACTTTTGGGTCATCTCCCACATCTTGTCAGACGACCACCCCATGGTGTCACCCACGGTCGAGAGGGCCCCGGAATACCAGTAGTTGAAGTTGGAACCCTTACCAACGTCGGTGCGGAGCTTCTTACCATCCGGTCGAGCCTTGGCTTCCTCCACCGTGATCTCGAACATGTCGGCCACGGCTTTCCAGTGCAGATCCTTGTAGGGCTTTTTACCGTATGCCTCGTAGAAACCAGGGTCGCCGGAGAAGTCCCCAATGAGCACCAGTTCGATCTGCGACCAGTCGATCGACATCACAACGTGATCATCTTCGTCTGGCAGGTAGAAGCCGCGGATGTAGGTGGCCTCACCTCGCTTGGCCAGCTGCATCGGGTTCGGGAAGGACGAGGCCATCCGGCGGCTGTTGAGCTTGGAAGACACCACCGGGTAGACCCGACTGGTCTCAGGGTCGATCAGCTGCAGGTAGGGGGTCAGGTAGAGCTTCATGCGCTGCTCAATCCCCGAGAGCTGGTTCAGCTTCTCGAGCACCGCATCCTGGCCCTTGCCCTTCATCTTGTCCCGGGCTTTCTTGTCGGACGCAACCTTACCGTCCTTGTAGGCCGGCTTGAGCCCCGGGAGGTCATACATCAGCGTCCGCATGGGCATGTAATGGCTGAAGTTTGGTCCCCGGCTCTCAGCCACACCCTTCTCTGCGGCCCAGGCGTTCGACACCGGCCCGCGGGTGGTCATCACACAGTCGAAGTCGTCGCTTGGCAGAGTCCGACTGGCCCAGTCGGTGATCTGTTTGCGGTACTTTTCCCAGCCCTTCTTGTACCAGTCTTCGGCCATCAGATACTTGTTGGGCTCGTCCGGGAACGGAAGGCTCTCCCGAACTGCTTTCTGCAGCTCTCGAATGGCGTCAGCGTAGATCTGGCGCTCTTCGTCCCGGCGGGCCAGGACTGCATCAGCGTCAATCCGCATCCCCTGCTGCCAGATGTCCGAGAAGACGTAGATCATCGGGTTCTCCTGTTCGAAGAACGTGTCGATGATCTTGTCATTCTGGCCGGCCATCATAGCCAGGAGTTTGTGGAAGTTGCGGACAGCCCAGTAGGCGTCGTCGGCACCGTAGTGGACGACCTCATCCCCGGTGAGCTGACCCATGTGTTCTTTGCCGTTCAGCACTTCCTCAAAGGAGGTCTGCTTGTAGCCCCAGAAGGACTCGGTCAGCTTCTTGAGGCCGTAGCCATAAGAGAGCTCCCGCACGAGGCCGTTGTAGCTGTGCTTGGCGACCGAGGTCTTGGCAATGACCTTAGACAGCACTTCCGATTGCTCTTCGTTCAAATTCTGCGGATCACAGTGAGCGAAGTTGCGGGCTACGTCGGTCAAGATGGCTCCGAGCCCGCCGAAGCGCATGCCCCGCATGGCGTCGAAGGGATACTGGTCTTCGTTGAACGTCGAGACCGCCATCTGGAGCGTACAGATGACATTCGCCAGGAAGTAACCCAGCGACTTGTTCATCATCGTGATCTCGAAGGGCGCGTTATGGGCGATCCAGTGTGCTGCGGCCGGTTTGGCGTCGAGCAACTGACGGGCCTCATTCCAGGGGATGCGGTTCTCCACGTCGGCGTGAGCCAGGTTGACGTAGTAGGCCGTGTCGTCACCATCGACGTAGAAAGAGAAACCGGTAACCGTGGTGCGGTTCACGTCGAAGACCAGCTTTTTGGTCGCCTTCATGAACTGAGTCAGACCCGGGTGCCGACCTTCGTCATGGGTCTCAATATCGAAACCGATCAGGCCGAATTCGGAAATTTTCTCGATGAGGGGCTGTTTCAGGTCTGCCCAGTTCCTTGCGTCGACAAGGACGCTTTTCACATGTGGGTTCATTTTCTCCAACGGGATTGATGGGTGGGGGAGCATGGCTAGTTGCCACACAAGCCACCCCATCGGCAAAATGGGCTGGTCCATATTCCACGCTCTGGAGAACCACCACGTCCGTCGGCTTTCGACCGATACGACTGTCGGCAGCGGAACTGACGCTACACTGCATTGGTGGTTCACCAGAAGGTGGTGCCAGTCTTTCCCGGCTGTCAGGTCGGCTGGGATCGGCCACGACCATCGTTGGCGCACTGCTCCCCAGCTGAGTGGGCCGAAGCCCCGATGCCACCTTTTCAGGCCATCGTGCAGGTTGAGTGTGGGCGATCAGCAGTTAATCCAACATCCGCCCGCTTTGCCTATGGACCCGCTACAGATGCCTACCCTGCCCACATGGTGGATAGCCATTTTTACCACACTCAGAAGGACGCATCCGCTTGCAAGACACAATCAGCCAGTCTGAGGCTTAGTGACAAGATGCGCCCGTCAAAGGGTGGCGCGGTGCGGGGGAGTCGAACCCTAACCTGATCTGGCCCGCCTTCCGGTTAACTACCGGCTGCACTCCGTGTGCTGGCACCGTAAAGTGCCGGTCTTTCCCGGCTGTCCGTGTGGCCTAAAAGGGAAGGTGCACCCTGTATCCACACTGCCGGTGTTCGCTTTGTCAGAGCACCACCTCCGGCTGGGTCGAAGAAGATCCGAAAAACCGACGAAAGAATCCTCTTCTAAATCTCTGGGGGAGGGGCTCCGAAGAGCCCCATCCCGATCAGTTGTCCAGGGCGAACTTCATGATGCCCCAGGTATAGCCGTTCTTTTTGCCAGTCACGGCTTCCGAGGTCAGCTTGACGTTGACTTCCTGACCGATCAGGCCGGCGTTGGTGACTTCGCGGACGAACTCACCGAAGTCCTGCCAGTTGGAGGTCGAGGTCGTGTGACCCAGCTTCGTTCCGGCCGGCAGGGTCTTGTCCTTGAGCTTCACATCTTCGCGCAGGACGAAGATGATGTCAGCCGCCGGATACGGGTTGGCCTTCGGGTCCACACGGCGGGCCTTGGCCACCGCTTCGGAGAACAGGCCACCGCGGTCACAGGTCACACCGTCATAGCTCGAGAAATACTGGGCGGGGTTGCCGTACTTGATCGAGTGCTTCAGGTAGAAACCCTCATCCTGCACCATCAGGACCGTGGCCTTGATTTCGGACAGGATGGTCTTGTCGGTACCGATCGTCAGGCCATACTCGTTGACCTTCAGCCAGTCTTCGACGTTCTTGGCGATCCCAGCGGTCATCGGCAGGTTGTCGATGGACAGCTTGCCCAGGTTCAACGCGGGAGCGGGAGCGGTCGGAGCCACATACTCGCCAACCGCAGTGCCGGGGGTCTGATCGAGGACCACGGCTTCTTCTGCTGCTTGCTGGGCCTGACGGATCGCGTCGTTGATGCTTGCCATTCTCTAGTTCTTTCTCTCTTGGTATCACAGCCATCTGGGCTGCTCAGGTAAACTGGCTCATCGCGATGCGCTTTGCAACCAGAATTTCTTGGTTATACTATAGCAGATCTTCGATCCGCAGAGCCTTGAAGGTTTCAGCCTTTGCCTCGGGCTTCGGCTTCTCAGCCCGCAGGCTGAGTTCATTCTTCGTTTCGTCGACTTTTGCCGCCATAGCCGCTTTCTTTTCGACGATCTGGATGATCCGTTTCTCGACCGCACAGTCATACTGCAGGACGTAGATCAGACAGGGACGCTCACGCACCCCGCGGATGGCCCGCCGGTAGCCTTGGACGAAAGAGGAGTCCATGTAATCCAAAGACAGGAAGACGATCACATCCACATGTCCCCAGTTATAGCCAACGGCGGTTGTGGCCGGGGAGGCGACCACCACATCCAACTGGCCGGCACGGAACTGTTCGTCGATCTGGAATCGCTTGCTGTTCGAGACCCCGCCGTGGATCATACCCACGCGAAGCCCCATCTTTCGAGCCATCTCGGCCGCACGTTCGATCTGCGGCTGGAGGGCCGCGAAGACGATCATCGGCTTGCCTGACTGTTTGCAGTCGGCCAGGTGGATCTCGAGGCGCTCTTCCTTACCCGTCTGTTTGATCTCATCCAGCGGGGCTCCCAGGGTTTGGGGATGCTCCATGATCTGACGACACCGGATGGTGTAGACTGCCTGGTTGGTAGAGCCATCAAGCCAGCTGTCTTCCAGTTCCAGAAGAGCTGCTTCCTCGAACTCTTCATAGGCCTCCTTCTGCCGTGGGGTCATCTCCACGACTTCGGGAATGATCACCTTCGCCTCCGGCCCGTAGACCTCTTCGAAAGAGTGCCGGATGGCATACTTGCGGAAGATCGGCCGCAGACGTTCATGTCCATGCCAATCGACCACCCGGCCGTAGTCGTCCTCGATGGCGTGGGCATACATGAAGCTCTCATAGCTGTGATAGAGAGTCGGATCACAAATCTCGATCGCCGGGTAGGCTGAGGACAGCCGACCATTGATGATTGTGCCAGTCATGGCGACGAAATACTTGATGTGCTCCATCGCGGCGTAGAGTGCCGTGGTGCGCTGGGAGTCATGTCCACCATATCCCATGTGGAACTCATCCACCAAGCAGAGCTGCACGTCCGGGTGCTGCCGGAGCAGGTATGGCCAGAGTTTTGTGAACGCTGTGAAGCCAATCAGAAAGACCTTGGCGTTGGATTCGATCGCCTTGATGCGTTTCTTGGGGTTGATGTTGTCGACGATGACCACGTCCTCCGGCTTGAAGCCGGAGAAGAGCAGCATCTCGTCGCGATTTTTCTTGAGAAGCCCTTTGGGCTGAATCCAGACAGTTCGGTTCTTCTTTTCGAACCAGTGGTAACTGGCATAGACGCAGACCGAGGGTGTTTTACCCGTCCCGGGGTCGCTCAGGTTCATACACCTGGGGGTCTGCATGTAGAAGGACAGGTCTGCAACCTGATAGTCCCGAAGTGTCACGCTCATTTTTTCCTGGGTTCTTGAATGGTGGTGATGTCTTCCTTCCGCGCAAACCGCCGGAGTATAGTGGCTCCGATGTTCTCCAAAGGAAGAGTCATGAGATCATGAATGTCCGTGTAGCGAATGTCCGTAGAAATCCGCTGCATTGGCGACGGGACGACCAGATCGTTCGCACCTGTAACGATTACAGTCCGAGGGGTGTAGTTCACCAGTTTTGCAATATCCGTCAGCAACCGCTGGTCCTTCTGCGTAGCTTGCGTCAGAACAAGAGGTTGGACATTGGTGAGGGCCAGTTCGTCGGCGATCTGGCGTATCTTCATTCGCCAGATTGGTTTGACGATCGAGGTGATCGGGCTCGACAGACGAGATAGACTCGTCAGGTAGAGGCTGAGATCATCGTGGCGATCCGAAATGAAGAAGCCACCTCCATTAGGGATCGGGAGCATGGCGTTCACCAGTGGGTCTGACAGAGTCGCTGCGAAGGCTGACCATTGCAGTTTATCCGGTACCGGAGCCGCACTCGGAATGAGGTGGTTACACATCTCCTTGATTGAGACCTGAAACGGCGACTTGGTCGCCAGGCCCAAGAAGTTGGTTGCCCCTCGGCCCTGATGTAGCCACGCCGTGCTACGATCCCAATGCAGGCCGTAGTGTTCAACTGGTGTGAGCATGATTCACCGTCTTAGAGAGAAACCGGCTTGCTGCCATCGCCACAATACCAGTTTTTTCCTCAGCCAGAGATTGGATGAACGTCAGCCAGCTGGGGGCCTTCGAGTGATTGTAGGCCTGAGCATAGAGCCAGAAGGTTCGCAACCTATTATCGATTGAAGACATTGTCGAGCAGTTCTCCCATATTTTTACGCATGAAGGTCGCAAGATCCTGCAGATCCAGCAGTGTTGGATCCACGAGCCCTTGTTCGATATTGGCCAGCTTGCCTACCGACCAACCTAGTTTTTCCGCCATGTATCGGCGGGACAGCTCGGCGTCATAGCGAAAATCATACACCCGCAGACCGAACTTACGGTGTGTTTCGCTGATCGGCTTCCGATTCTGCGGTTGGGGATTGTCTCGCTCCACCCCAGCTACGATTTGCCGGATGCGAGGGATGGACAAGCCGAAGACCCTGGACAGCTCATTGGCTGTGCTGCCCTTGGCGTAGCTCTCCATGATCTGCTGGTTCCGTTCGTTGATCGTCATCTGTGTTTCCAAATGTGCGGCCGATAATCCTTGTGGATTGACCCCCGTCGAAGGGCGAGGGTCAATCCCAGCTCACTTGACCCGACTATAGGGGTAACGGTCGGGTTTCGATTTGATTTCCTTGTGGAACGCGCTTCCGACCGAATCCGCTTTCAGGATTTGATCATACAAACTGACCTCGACATTGGCGTAGTCATAGACCGTGCCATTGCGGAACTCGACCCGCAGAGTCAGGGTGACCCCGTTGTGGTCGATGGAGGCGATGTTACTGGACTCGACTTTGGGCATTTTCGATCCTTCTCATTTCGGCCAGTGTGTTGGCCAGGGTGCGACTTGGGTTGCGGGGGGGATGAAGACGTGAAGACGGATTTGTCATACTTCATCAGACGGAAGTGACGGTTGGTGGTCATTTTCACCGACCATCCTAGTTCTCGCGCGATCTCGACGATCTCACGCCGGAAGTAATTCTTAGCCATTCTTGGTATCACACTTCACTATCAATGATCTCCAGGTTTCTGGATTGAGAGAAGTACCATGATATGAATACCATGTTGTGGCTCTCCTGCCATTGGTCGATCGCTTTTCGAACCCTCTCTTCCAGATCTTCGATCTGAGTGCTGGTCGCTTCGAACAACAGCTCACCATCATGGTTGGCAAGATCACAGGCACTTTCCTCGGCATCTTCGAGGAACCTGGTGGCGTCGAAATAGGACGACAGAGCCAGGGGGCGTTTGTGGGCTTCGATGATGAAGCCCCAACTCCCGTCCAGCGCGTTGATCGCTTCCTCTCGAGTGTCGAACGGGCCAGAGTGGAACTCTTCCTCGTTCGACCTGGCATACCATTTCCAGTCAGGCTGAGTCATTCCAGTGCATCCTTTTAAGTTGCAGGTAGGCCTTATGGGTCATGTAGGCTGCTTTGAGCGTGACCCGGATGGTGTTGTCGTCGACGACGGTGCCTCGAATCCTGGTGCCAGGGGCGACGACTTGGATGGGTTTGCCTTCATAGGTCATTCAGCCACCCAGTGCTCTTCGACGTGAAAGCCTTCATCGACGTATTCGTCGCCGTGATACTCGTAGATATCCCTCCCTTTGACGCACACCTTCTGGTGCTTCAGATTGGTCCAGCGGTAGGAGTGGTCGGGCCCTGACACGAGAACACGGTATGGGAAGATCTCCGCGATCGCATCCAGGGCCGCGTCGAGGTGACGGGGGTGTGACAGGCCCTCGGCCGCAATCTGTTCGAGGATGCGGGCGACCTCTTCGCGTTGTGCTTCATTCATGGTAACACCTTCTTGATGTTGTCGCGGACATCCTGGATGGCCTTGTGAGCGAAAGTCGGCTTCCACCCGTCATCGCGATACCACTCGATCATCAGCTTCTCTCCGAAGCTGCGCTGGAGCATCCCGAAAGCGTTGTCAGCGTGTTTCAATTTGTCTTCGAGAAGACGGATACGCTGCAGAGCACTTTGCATGGTCGACATGGCGGTCGCCAGCTGGAGCACGTCCTCTTTCTCTTTGGCGATGCGTTCTTCTTCGGTCACCAGTCGGTCCCCCCACAGATCGGGCAGCGGCAGTTGTCGGGATGCTTACGAGGCTTCATCGAATAGCTCCTTGGCTCGGTGGTTGGGGTTCGTTGCGCGGCAGGATCACGTTCGTCTCAGTGAGACGGACGAGCAGCGACGCTACTGAACATTTCCTGGGCGTCGGGGTTGGACAACGCCACCTGTGCGCCTTCCGAGGCCGCGATCAAATAGAAGGTGTTCTGCTCGGGGATCAGTACCGCTGGAATAAGGCTGATCACTACAGCCGTTGCCAGTGACTTCCTCAACGACTTGTGTTCGGATCTGAAAGCCTCCGACATGTCGTGTGGCGGACAGCTCCAGGCGATGATCGTGAGGATGATGAAGACGATCATACCTACGACGATGATCACGGTCGCCAGTGTGGCGACACCGGGGAGAATGTCCGCGGCGTAGATCAGAAGAGACAGGTTGTTCATACCAGGATCTCCGGGTGGTTGTTGCGGATGCGAAGAGAAACCATGTCGGCCCAGTGAATCGGGCCGCGCTCGGTGACAAAGGTGTCGTTGACCTTGGGATCGTAATGGACGCGGTGCTTCAAGAACATCACCGGTGGTGCGCCGTGCTCGAGCAGTTCAAACTCGTCGCCCTTCACGAAGGCATGGATGTTCTTCTGGCCTGTTTCGCGGACACGGCGCTGTCCCGCGGGTTGGACAACGAACTTGGCGTTCGGGATGTTGATGCTGTGGGCATGACCCACCACCTTGCCCTTGTGTCGGACGCTGAACATCTTGCGATGTGAGTTCCAGTAGATTTCGTACATGAGATCCTCGCGGATGATGTGGGGAGGGGCCCTTTCGGGCCCCCCCGGTTTAGCGGCTGGTCTTGGCGGCGACATACATCAGGCCGATGATCAGACCGTCGAACAGCACATCGACGAACATCGGCGTGATGATCTGCAAACCGGCCAGGGCAAGCGCCCCGGTCACGGCCAGTACGTTGATCTTGTCCTTGATCACAGGACAGCACCGAAGCCGAGCTTCGCAGCGATCTTGTTGACCACGGCTTTCTCGGCCGGCTCGACCTCACCGTCTGCCGAGGCCACGTCGACCAGCACGGCCAGCATCAGTTCGATGTCATCGCTGGATGACTTGCCCTTCACTTCTGCGATCTCACGCTCCAACGCAATCTTGCCGACCATGCCAATCTTGCCGGCAGCGTTCGGGCTGGCCTTCTTCACCATCTTGTCGACGACGCCGGTGATCTGGGTGTCGGTGAACGCCTTGGCCAGGGTCTCGTTGGCGCACAGTGCCTCGATAAGCACAGCGATTTCTTCGCTCTCGATCTCACCATCAGCGGCCGAGACAAGGATCGCACCCGCGGCGATCCCTTCGAGCAGGTCGGTCTTGCCTGACAGACGGCTCACAGCGTTGCCGAGTTTTTCTTTCCACATGCCAAACATGGTTCTCTCCTTTAGTTGGCGTAGGTAGTAAAGCACTGGAGTTCCCAGTGATTCCGAAATTGCGCGGCCGCTTCTTGCTGATTCTCAGGAATGGAATAGGCCGGCTTGGAGTAGGCATCCAAGATGATCTTGCGGAGGAGCCCGCTGGGGTCTCCCCCTTCCTCGATGTTGGATAAGACTTCGGAGAGCGGGATCTCCATCTGGCGGGCCAGCATGGTGACCTCAGCCACCTCTCCAAACGAGGCGCACAGCGTATCCACCGTGACCTCCTGACCGAGAGACGGGGTGCCGAACACCGCCAGTGTGAACAAAAGAGCCTTCATGTCTTCCTCCGAAGGAAAAGATGTTTCCCGATCTGGGACACAGGTTGTAGACGATTGGCCCACCCCGGCGATGCTTTGTGCGGGTTGTAGAACCAGAGGACTTCGGTGTTCGGCGTGTAGTTGATGAGTAGATCAGCTGCGACGGAAAGTGCAACCCACTTCGCAACTGGCTCACCTTTTACTTGCCGAAGTGGTGCAAACTGGTGCGGTTGTGCAACAACTTCGCAGACACTGTCTGGGTAGTCTTCACTCTCCGTGCGGTTCAGGATTACCTGGCCGACCGCATATTGGCCGGCCAGGGGTTCACCCCGCGCCTCGAGGAAGATCGTCAGCGCGAGGCAAATCAGGTCCAATGTTGAGCTCCCCTACCATGGGCCACGATGGCGATGTTCTTGGCCGCGATGGCAGCACCCGCGCAGAGCTTGCACTGCTCACAGGTCGTTCGCTTGCCAGCTTCGTCCGAGGCGGGGCAGAGGATCTCCTTGCCGGTGATCAGGTCATTGGTGGTGCGGACGACGCGAAAGGTGCGCTCACCACGGTTCCAAGCGTGGAGGGCCTCAGCCTGCGACTCGACCGAGGTCATGAAGCGGTTGCGGTCAGGGTTGCCCTGATGGGTGTAGGCAGTCCAGCCGCTGGCCTCGGCGCAGAGCTCGTCCCAGATGTGCTGCGGCACGGCAGCACCGTCACCGTAGGAGCCGATGCGAACCATCTTGCCGCGGCCGAGGGCGCGCAGGTCGGTGCAACGGCCGTAGATGCCCCGCACAAGGCCTTTCCAAACAGCGTTTGGGGCGAGGGCGAGTGTGACGTAACAGCTACGGCCTTTGGCTTGACCTTTGGGACCGTCATGTGCCCGACCGCGGTGGACGCAGTCGCCGCAGACGGAGCGATCAGCACCGGTGCGGGACGCGGTGACTGGGTCCATGTCAGCCCGCAAGATCCATGTCTGCAGCATTAGCCCAGTCTTACGGTTTTCGGAATTGGTCGTCGCGACCACGATGATCGGCTGGCCGTCGATGAGCGACGGCCCCTGGTAGATGATGGTCATGTGATCCTCTCGGATTAGCCTTGGTTAAGGGCAGCGATCTGCATTTCTATGATCGCGGTGAGTTCATCCCGAGCCTCGGTCAAGGCTTCGGAAATCTCTGCAGTGTCCTCCAACTGATCGGGGATTTGTTTCAGCCAGTTGACTGTCTCCATCGGTGCCAGTCGGTAGAGACCGTAGATCAGGTATTCAACTGCCAGGGTTGAGACAGTCCCCTGGTAAGGGTTCCCCATCTGTCGATGGATGTCTCTCAGCACAGTCCCAAGTGGTGTCTGGAAATCAACCAAGTTCGAGGACTCCTTTCTCAAAGAAAATTTTGAAGATGAACCGAAGTCCGCTGGTGCTGTGCAACATCAACCGACCGCAGTCGTATTCTGGCCAGCGGGTGTCGATTTCTGACATTTCGATTGCTGTGATGTCATGAAACTCGAGCCCCCTGAGACACTCAGGCCACTTGGGTTTGGCTACCGGTGTTCCAAACTCGAAGGATATCTCCAAGCACTGCCAGTAGGGTGGGGGGCAGGCGGTCGAGAGGGGAATCAGGTGAGTTGTCCCGTCGACTTCGGTGATGAGTAGCGCCCTACCATCCAGTTTGATGTGGGAAACTGCCCCGAAGGATCCGAGCTCCACATCCACGGATACACTCCGAATCTTGACTGTCACGTCAGATGTTCCTTGTTCAGTTTGATGAGACCCTCCCGCAACAGCGGGAGGGGGATGTCTTGTAGCAAGGGGTTGACGATCACATCCGCCCAACTCTCCGGCTCATATCGGGTCAAAAACATCTCCAGGGACTCGATGACTTCCTCCATCGTCCATTCTGGTGAGTCGAAAATGACATCTGGAATGTCGCTTTTGATGTCCCAATGCTTGGGATTCACACAGAGGTTGTTGCCGCACACGTTTCGCATGCGGAACTCACACTCCGGCTTGGCCAGAAGTTTGTAGACCAGGCGCTGAACGTATTCGACGTTGCCTGCTACCTGGATCTGACCCATCGGTCGCCGGATCGTACGATAGAAAAACGGGATGTTGTTTGCATCCCGAGCTGACTTGATGATCGTGCCACCGGGAGTTTTCTTTCCCGTCCAGATCATACAGCTGTCAGGCAGTTCCGTGGCTGGTCGCCGACCAAGGAGGATGTCCTCCAGGATCGGCGTGTTGGTCTTTTTTGCGAGGCGGGCAGCGAGGAGTTCGACTTTCATGTCGCTAGTTTAACTATCTATGCCGGTTTTTCAACTATCGGCTATAGGATAGCTCTACCAGAGGGTCCGCGGGGTGAACACTACCTCGCTCCCGCAGCGTTCGGTCTTGCCGTTGAGGGCGTAGATCATCCACTGCTCCCCATCCTCGCCCTGACAATGCACCTCGAACTTCACGTCGGGGAAGCGTTTGGAGAGTGTCCACATGTCTTGCTTGTGGTCATACCACTTCGCCTCGAAGAGGCTGAGAGCATCATCCCGGTTATACCATCTCGAGTAACCGCTGATCTCTTGCAGCGCCTCCTTGATCTTGGTCATGAGGTCGGCGTCGTCCATCTTGTCGGCTTGGATTTCCAGCGTGTAGTTGGTGTAGTAGCCCATCAGGCGTCTCCTTCCATGGTGTCGAAGCAACCGCAGGCTTCGATCAATTCTTCATCGGTGAGGCTGTTGGCGCGTTCGAGAAGCGCCGCCCGCAGTTCGGCCGCGGTTACATCGTCGGCCGGTTTGTCGGTCTTGACTTCAAAGGCGAAGTCGAAGGCGTGGTTGAACTTAAACATGCTTCAGGATCTCCTTGGCTGCAGCTTCGGGGGTGCGGAACAGCAGCCAGAAATCATCGTCCACACAGTGAACCATGAAGGCGGGACACCATTCCCAGTCGAACGAGTCGTCGAAGTCGTGTGGGTAGGCGATCTCCCAGGCCTGGTGACACTGCTCCGCAAAGCTGATCACCCGCGACCGGGTTTCAGATGCACCGAACTTCTCCCGAAACTCGGCATAGTGCTTGTAGTCGTGCTCGAGGCAGGCCTCCCAGAGGCAAACCGCGGCTTCAATGATTTCACCTGACATGCCAGTGCTCCGTGCTGTCGATGATCGGACCCATGCCGGCGGCATAGGTGGTGGGGTTCTCGATGAGGCGCTGGAGTTCAGCCCGCGCCTCTTCTTCGGTCTCTCGGATCATGTAGTCGTCGTGAAAGATGCCAGGTTCCGACCCGTAGCGTGTGCAGAAGATCACGAACATCTCAGCGCCTCCCCGCCAGGGTTAGGAGAGCAACAAACATTCCAATCAGGAAGGGTTGCCACAGGTTGTGGGTAGTCAGGCCCATGATGCCTGCTCCGGCCAGCGAAGTGCCGAAGACCACCAGGCCGGTGATTTGGACTTTGTTGAACATCACTCACTCCCAGAGATCAGGAGGACTTCCAAGACCTCTGGTTGTGCCAAGAGATCTCGCCGGAAGCACCCACGCTTTTCGTCCAGGTATCCATCGTCGGTCCAAACGTAGTAGGCGGCGAGATAGTTTTCGTATTCGTCGACTGCCTTGACCCGGGCGTGATCGGCGGTCTCGGCTACGACGACGATGTGTCCGAGGTTGTAATTCTGCAGCGCAACGCTGCGCCAGACGAACATGGTCATGGTTTGAACTCCACAGTGAGGTCGTAGCTGCGCTTCAGATCGGCTTTGAGCGCCGCGAGGGTTTCGGTGCTTAGACCATCCTTGATGGCGACCGGTTCGATGACCTTGGTTCCACCAAGGAGCGTCAGTTCGAGAATGACAGCAGAGCCGAGGCAGTGCCGCATGTCGGCTTTGTCGATTGTGCGGGTGGCGAAGTGATACTGGTGAGCCAGTTGGGCTTCCAGCTCTTTGACCTTGCGTTGAAGGTCAGCCTTGGTTGTCGGTCTCTTCTTCATCGGGGAACTCCATGAACAGAGCGGTGTATCTGTGCCGAACTGTTTCGGCCCAGAGCTTGCGGATGATCTGCTGGAAATTCTCATCATACTTCATGACGAGTTCCCAGTTCAGGTTGGCCTGCTTGACCTTGATCACATCAAACCAGCCACCTGTGTCAGGTCGGCGGAACTCCCAGATTCCGCCTTCCTTGCGTGTCGGCGTCCAGCCGAGGGCTTTCATGGCGGCGACGACACGTCGCCGCTCAACGGACATAGGGGTCATTACCAGCCCTCGTCGTCAAAACCCTGGAGGTGCTCCGGGATGGGTTGTGTGTCGTCGATAGGTGCGATCGGAGTGCAGACCATCTCGCCCCAGAAGGACGCATGGATATTGGCCTTCACGTTGGGTGTGTGTTCCACAATGACCTCTGCCATGTCGTCACAAAGGCTCAACAGTTGGTCGAGGAACGAGGGGAACTGCGGGTGATCGAGGCGCTGGAGTGCAACCAGCAGCTCATCCGGTCTGAGTTGAAGTGACATGTCAAACTCCCAGCGTTTCGCGTAGCTTTGCTTTGAAGTCGTCACCGGCCCCATCCCAGAAGGTCATCACGGTGTCCTTGTAGGCCTGCGAGGTCTCGGTCAGATTTCGATCGAAGAGTATCTCGAGGTCGGCATGGAACTCGGCCGGCACGTTGAAGGTGAACAGCGCGTAGGTGCTGTCGAACTCGTCCATGTCGCGATCATCGACGTAGTTCGGGTTGGCCTGCAGGACTGCATTCTCAGCCTCATAGGCCTCGCGATTGCCACCACCGGTGCGGGTCATGACCTCGATCTGCTTGTCGTTGTCGTCCGACAGGAAGCAATCCCGATACCTGGGGAGGTTGTCCGGTGGGATACCGATCAGCGGCAGCAGAAAATAAGTCGAGGGGTTCACTCCGAACAGCATGTTGTAGAGGCTCATGATCTCACCAGCTTGAATGATAGGTGAAGTCCCAATCTTGGGAGAGGGTCAAGGCGACGTCGATGATCTTGATGGTGTCGATCAGATCTTGGAAGTAACCTTCGTCATACTCGGTGCTGCCGAAGAAGAAGCCGGTCTGGGTCGGCAACAGTTCAGCAGCTTTCGACCGGTCTTTGAGGACCGTGTCACAGATACCTCGAAGCGTGACCAGTTCGGTGCGAGGAACATAGACCTCCTGGCACTCGTCCACCCCATGCTGGATGTTCTCGACGAACCAAGCGTGGATTTGGTTGGCTTTGCGCCAGTAGCCGACCTCCACGATGAGATTTTGGAAGGAAATGCCCGGAGGGAGAACTTCCATCACTTTGTTGATGAGAGGTTGGACCTCTGCAGAGGGCCAGCGGAGCTCGGCCCGCAAATACATATCGAGTCCCATGAGATTACACCTTGATCTGAGTGATGAGTTGCGCGGCCGCGGCGGTGGCCTTCTTCTGCAGCTCGAGCTTGAGGGTCTTGGCCGCGTCTTGGATGTGTTTGTTCAGGCCTTCCAGGGCGACCTTCTCGACCGCCCATTGCAACCGCGTCTTGCGGGTGTCATATTGGCTGTTGCTGGGGGTGCCATCCGATTTGACCAGTTGGGTCAGGTAGGTGTCGGCACCGGTGCGGAGCACGTCGCTCAAAGACAACGGTTTACCGACTGGGGAGCCAAACGTGTCGTAGGTTTGGATCGGCCGAGACAGCATGTCCTGCACCTGTTCCTCGATCACCTTGTCCAGCCGGAGCAAGATCTCGGCATCCATGGCCTTTTTGACAGCCTGCGCCAGTTTGGCTTCCGAGTATGTCTGGAGCAGCCGATCTGCGATCTCTTGGATCATCTGTTCTTCGACACGGGTTTCGTCGATCTGGATTTCGATTTTCATTCTTCAACCTCGAAAATGATGTTTTCGTCTTCGACCCGGAACGGGATCTTACCCGCCAACAGGCCGTTCATTGCCTCCGAGGGGATACCCTCGAAGGCGTTGGTCATGATGTGGAGGATCGTCGGCCGATCTGCCTCGAAGTGATAGCCGTTCATCGCCCAAGCCAGCAGTCCCGGTGTGTGGACCGCGGGTGTGGAAAGCAGTCGGTATTGGATCATCAGAACATCCTCACAAGTTCAGCTCGGCCGGCGATGCAGCCTTGAATGAAGGTTCGGCACTGATTTTCGCTCTTCATACCGGACCCCAGGACGTTACCACTGTCGCGGTAGATCACGCCCCAGCCAGGGAGTGTTTCACCTTCGGCGGTGCGGATATTCTTCCTGATGATGTAGTGGGGATCATCCGGGTAGCGTTGTGCAGATGGATCAGACATTGGCCTTGGCCTCCTCGATCATGTGGTCCTTGTCGTCGAAACCCCAGCAGGAATCGACCTCTTCGCCGGAGGGGTCGAAGGTCTTGTAGCCGTAGTATTCGTCGTTGATGTAGCGGTTGTAGTCCTCGACCTCGCCGGCGAGGATTTCACGCACCTTGGCGACACGAGCCGCCGTGAGACGCTTGACGCCCAACCACTCACGGGCCTTCTGCCGGGAGCAGAAGATGATCCCGGCGAAACCCGAGTCCCATGGGCAGTGGAACGGGTTGGTCTCGCCTGTCTTGTAGACCACGCCGCCATGGTCATAGCCCCATACCTTGAGGCCGATCTCGTCCTTGTTGATGTGCGGCGGTTCGCGCACGATCTTGTCAGGAGAGACATAGCGACGGTGGTAGATCTGGAACGTGCCCAGGTTATCCCACTCACGGGGGTTCTGGGGGTCCGGGTCGTAGAAGACCTCGATGCGATGGCCCTTGTATTCGATCTCTTCAAGCATCAATGATAACTCCCTCATATTTTTTGATCACGTTCAAGATTTCCGCCCGACACCTGCGCTCTCTGTCACCTGCCTTGATGTTGTAGGAGATCACCTTTCCGATGGTGGGTGCTTCAACGTAGATCACCTTGAAGCTACCATCTTTACGCACGGGCGGTTCCTCGAAAAAGTCTCCCTCGTTGGCAATCAGGAGTGCCTCGTAGATGCTCTGCAAGTGAGGATGGTCACCGCAGAAACACTGGCCGATCAGGCCACCGAGCAGCTGCAGTTCTTCCTCAGAGAGTGTAATCTTCTTCATGTGATCCTCACGGATTGGGGTGGAGGGGGGCCCCTAGGGGCCCCGCCGGTCAGGTGTATTCACGCCACTTCGGCATGAGAACGAGGCGCTTGCTGTTCACAAGGGAGGCTTCGCGCACGAAGGTGTCGTCGCCATACCAGTCGCCAGTCAGGTCGGCCGCAGCATGACGTTCGATGTAGCCGCAGTGGGTCCAGACGTAGCCCTTGTCCTCGGGCTTGGCGATCAGCACGGCCACTGCGTTCGGGTCATGAGCATTGCCAGGCTCCCGAGCCAATAAGGCCATGTTGCCCGTCTTCTTCCTGGAGAGGGCCTTCTGGGCTTCTTCGGCGCGGTATTGCTGGCCGACGATGGACAGACCCTTCTGATACTCTCCGACGTGCTTGACCCAACCTTGGTTGGTGGTTTCCAGGGAGCGTAAACAATCCCAAGGCTTGCCAGCGAATGTATCCTCGCCACGCATGATGCGGACGAGGAGTTCGTTGGCAGACCGCGGGTTGCTTACGCTCCCTTCTTGAAAGGGCCGTTGTCACCCATCAAGGCCAGCATCATCATCGGGTTCATCTGCCCGCCGCCCATGCCGCTCATCATCATCAGCATCATCGGGTCGATCTTCTTGTTGTCGCCCATCATGGCCATCAGCATCATCGGGTTCATGCCGCCCATGCCGCCGGCCGAGGCCGAGGGATCGAACGGGCTGCGGACCACGGTGATCCCGTCGCTCACACCAAACATGCTGACGCGCTTCGGACGGAAGCGGGTGACGTGGCCGTGCAGGCTGAGAGCCGTCAAGGAACGCTTTTCATCTGCGCCAACCTCGGTGATCCAGCCGGTGGGCTTGCCCCCGGAGACGATCACGTCGCCCTTCTTCACGTCGGCGATCGGGACCAGTTGGGAGAAGGCCGGGAGTTCGGCGGTGAAGGCGTCGAACGGGTTCAGGTCGATGGTGCCATCATCGCCCAGGGTGTGGATGCCCGATTCGGTCTTGATGCCGGTCTTGTTGGACATGATGTCCCAGACCACGTTCGAGATCGGAGCGAAAACTTGCGAGAGGGCTTTGTTCAGGTTCAGGTTCATTGCGAGTTGTCCTTGGTCGTGATGTAGGCGCGGTTGCCGCCTGGGGTGTAGTTCGAGGGGTGAAGAGCCGCCTGACGCTTGGTCAGGAAGCGTGTGGCTTGGTTACGCCGACGCTTGCGGCGGAATGACTGTCTCATGTCGAGACCGTCGGGTTGTCGATGAAGAAACGACCGGGGCCGTTGCCTTCATCATCCTGACTGGCGACGATTTCGGTCCCATCGTCGAGAAGGATCACCGGCACTCGGCCATACCAGTCCATCTCGTCGAGTTCCTCTTGGGAGAGGTAACGAAAGCCGATGATCTTGCGACCGATGATGTTTTCAAAGTCAGACATGGTTTCACCATTCATAGGTTGGAAGGTTGTCGACTGCATCAGCGTCACAGTCGAAGAGGACGTAGTTGCACCCGTGACTTCGGGCGAAAGTGAAGACCGCCATCAGGTCTGAGGGAATGTCGCCGGAGCAGTCCTCATCATGGGCATACATGAACCACCCATAGGTCGAGAAAAGCCCCCCAGAGACGGGCCAGTCTTTCTCTGGCGTGTTGTCCAGCAGGGTTGCAGTCTGCTCGGAGACATGAGCCGTGCTGATTGTCAGAAAACTTCGGATCTCAAGTGTCATTCCTTATACCTCTTGATGAAGTCGTCGAGGTTGAAGCAGTCGACGACGTGCCAGTTGCGTGAAAGGTCGTCGAGGTAGTTGTCGTCGTCGTAGTCGCTTTCTTCGGCGTAGCTGGCCCGCATTTCCTCGCGGGTCAGTTGTTCGGCTTCGGCATAGCTCTCGGCCTCGACGATGGTCCCATAGGAACCACCCTCTGGCCAGTCGTGCCAGGTCAGCGTGACATAGAAGCGGGTCATTGCATGACCTCCCAATCGCTGTAGATCTGTTCGTTCACCAAGATACAGTCCTGCGTGTAGGGAAGAACGAACCGATCATCATCCCAGAGGATAAGACCGTGTTGCTTCGCGACCGCAGGGGCATCATGGCAAAGGACCAGGAGCCGGGTTTGATATGTGCCGATCACGCCGAAGCATTGTTCGGTCAAGATCAGCGGGTTCTTCGCCGCTAGGCTGGCATGTGTGCCGATGAAGTCAGACCGAGGGTGCAGCAGTTGAAATTTCACGCATCAACTCCCTCTGATATGCTGGTGACGGGTTCATCCACTCCTTGGCCTTGATGGTGTCGAGCCATTCCTGCGGGGTGGGGATGTGGCCGTTGCAGTCCTCGCGGACGTGCTGTTCGGCAATCACGCGGACGGGAATTTGCTTCCCGTCCGAGTTGGTGATGACGTGTCCGAAGACCTTCTCGCAGATGAAGATCCCGAAGGTGTTGTGCAACAGCGCCCGGTGCCGGAAGTCGGCGTAGGTCTGCTTGCTGCTGTCGAGGAAATCGTGAATGGGGAGGTAACATTCAGGTGTTCCGCCAAACCTCTTAGCGGAGGATTGTGCGTGATGGTACGAGTGACCCACTGGTTTTCTCCATGATGTAGTGGTTGTAGACACGATGAAGCCAGGCTTGAAACCGTTCGGGCGACATCGCATTCTTTGCCTTGTTACAGTCGTAGCAACACGGGACGCAGTTATCCCAGGAGTAGCCTTTGGAAGGATCTACGCGGTCGAGTCCGTTGTAGATAAAAGGTGCCGCGGCTTTGGGGGTGCCGTCCGGTTTCTTCAGGTTGAAGACATTGGACGGTTCCGCACCGCAGTAATGACAATTTTGCTTTGTGAGCTTGACGAACTCAGCTTCACTTAGCTCATAGGAAAGCCCCCGCTTCTGAGCGCCTCGGACGTAGCCTTGGATACACTGGCGGCGATTAACCTCATCGGCCTCAAACCTCTTGTTGTTGTTTGCCCGACTTTTGGCGGCGCAGTTGAGGCATCTCTGGGTGTTGGCTGAAATGAGGTTGTTGTGTTGAACCCAAAAGGTCTTTCCACAACTGCACTGGACTTCCAACATGCGCTTTCGCCCCGTGGCGTATTGGCGGCTTTCGTCTCTACCTGTGTATGTGAGCTGACCGAACTTATGCCCAGCGGTGTATTCGATACGAGATCCCATGATTACTCCAATACTGATCTACTTTGAGTTATATTAAAGTAGATCAGCATTGTAAATAATACTTAGAACGTCACCGTGGCTGCATCTTCGGTGGTCATGATGTTCCAGCTGTGGTCGAGGGAGATCGTGTTGTTGGTGATGTTCCAGATCACTTCACCCTGCCCACCTTCGTTGTTCTCGAATCCGCCGTAACGGCTGGTGATCTCGCGCCAGATGAAGTCCTCAAAGGCATTACCCAGGTCGCGTTTGACGATCTCGTCAGGACGCCACGGGTAGGTGGTGCTGTCGAACTCGATCCCGTCCAGCGACACATTGGCCGGTGTGGTGAAGATGTTGTCGAGTTGTCCCGAGTCACCGTAGCCGGAGTATTCAACACCGATTTGGGACACGCCGATCTCTCGGAACTTTTCCAGGAGTTTGGTGCGGAGGTCGTTGTTGTCGGTCATGTTCGTATCCTTCACAGTTTGATTTCGTTGAAGTCGACGTAGAAGTAACCATAACGCCAGTTGGTCAGGCACCCCTCGGCGTCGAAAAACGACACTTGGTCATCGTAGTAGACCCTGAAGAGGTCATGGGGGAACACTCCCACATCAATCATCTGCCTGATGAAGCTGATCAGATCGCCGCTGTAGTCTCGGATAACGGCCCCGGGGGTGAGGTAGGTTACCGCCCTTTGCAAATTCTCGGTGGGGGTTGCCAGGCCGGTGGGGGTGAAGTGATCAATGCTCACCCCTGGGAGGGTGTGACAGCAGAGGATGTGGATCTTGGTGGGATCGAACTTCATTGAACCAGTCTCCAGATGTAACCTTCACGGTCCCGAGTGCGGGTGGCGCGGCCGGTCTCCAGCAGATTGTTGAAGATCATGCGGGCCTTGCTTTCCAGCGGTCCCGACACGCGACCTCCGAGGATTTCGCGTTGCCGGGTCAGACCAGCCTTGAGAGCGGACACGATCCGCTCTTCAAGATTTTCCATCGTCAGGGTGCGGGCCGGCGGGGCTGGTTGTGAGACCCGCCGAGGCGGGTCTGGTTGCTCCCAAGGGGCGCAGGGCATCGAGATCCGGTTGTAGACCATTGCCGTGCTGGCCATCGGGATCTGCGGGATTTCGACGGACCTGATGTTCATTCAGTCAAAGCCCACAGTTGGGTGTTGACATCGAGGACCGAGTTGATCGAGCCGAGGGCGCGGGCCTTGCGGTCTTTCGGCCCCACGCGGACACCACCACGGACCAGGGACTCTTGCGCCCGGTTGAACACGGTCCACAGGTCATTGCGACTGTCGGACGCGCGCCGCGGGTTGTAGATGTCGCTCACCGTGTTGTCGGTGATCAGCTCTTCCTTCCAGCGGAACCCGGCGGCGGTTTTGATGAACTCGAGCGCGTCACCGGTGCTGAGGTTCTTGGTCCGCATGTTGTCCATACGGCTCATCAGATCGGGCAACTGGCCGGCGGTCCTGCTGATCAGATCCTCGAAGCCGGAAACCGTCGAGCCGGTGTGCCGCAGACGGGCCTCGAAACCCTGACCAGCCACGATCCCGTTGGAGCAGATGAACCGATAAAACCCCGCGAACAGCTTGAGGGAGCTGGTCCCGTCGTGGCTGTTGTAGAGGATCAGTTCCGGCCGGCTCTCCGTATGCTGGCTCGGACGATACTCGGGGCTGAAGGCCAGCATGTGCTTGGCGTGACGCCCCTTGCCGACTTGTGCAGCTTGGACCGGGTAGAACCCGTGATCCATCATGACCTTGATGGCCCGGGCGGTGGTCACCTGACCGTAGCGTTCGGACAGATGCGGTGCCTTGTCGATCGCATAGACCGAGGGGGCCCGATGCTCGATTTCCATCGGCGTCATGGGCAGATCGTCGTGGCGGCGGGAGAAAATCAGGTTCTTGGACATGTGATCCTCACGGATTAGAGATGGTGGTAGCGGCCGAGACAGGTCCAGCCGCGGGCGATACCGGCCCGAGGGCCGGTGTAGACGAGCCGGGTTCCCCGCGGGTGCGTTCTGCACCCGCGGTTCGCCTCGATCAGATACTGAGGCTGGCTCATTCGAGTGTCCCTGCGACCTCTTCGGTGAAATTGGTCAGCAGGCCCTTCCAGAGGCTGCGCTCCACGGGTTTCGGCCCCCAGAAGTCGGTGGCGCTGACCTGGAGCATCAGCTGGTGGGTCTTGGGGTCGGGCCAGATGGTGTAGCCGTATTCGACATCCACCGCGGAGGCGCGGCCCTTCAGCAGCCGGATGTTGCCGCCGTCGGTCTTGTTGACCGCGATGAAAGCGGCGGCGAACTCGTCTGCCTCATAACGGGGCAGCTTCCAGACCTTGTCCGAATTGACGGTGGCATGGAGTTTCTGCGCACCGCCGGTGGGGTAGTTGTCCCAATGGCTGTAGACGTGAAACGTCGCGCCTTTTTCCTTGAACGTGTAGACACCACGAGTGCCCATGTGATCCTCCTACGGATTGGGGGTGAAGTGGGGCCCGAAGGCCCCACTGGGTTGTCAGTCGTCGAGTGCGGCCAACTGTTTGAGCAGGTCTTCCTTGCTGGCCGACTGCAGGCTGCGGTCCTCGGCCGCGGCCAGCGCAGCCATGATCTTGTCGCGCTTGGCCTTCTTCTCGGCCCGTTCCTTCAAGGCCTTTTCTTCGGCCAGTTTGGTGGCGATGATGTCCTTGACGATCGCCAGTTGGGCTTCGAGGTCGGGCTTGCGCGGATCGGTCTTGGTCACCACGAAGCTCTCTTCCGTGATGGATTTGAGCTCGGCGTTGATGGTCCGGGCGACCGTGTCGAGGTCGAGGCCGGTCTTGTGGGTCAGAGGCAGATCCCACAGCTGTTCGAGGATCAGCCGGCCAGCGTTGGAGGGGAAGCGGTATTTCTTGCGGGTGGCTTGGAGGTAGAGATCGGTCATTGCATGAGAACCTTGTAGGTCTGGTTGCCGTTGATCTGGACGAAGACTTCCTCGCCCAGGGTCGAAGAAAAGCCGAGACCGGACAGCTGGTCAGCGGTTGGCTCGGCCTTGGTCTTGTCTCCAAGCACCTCGAACACCTTGCGGTGCGTCTCGAGTTGTGGTGACAGGAACTCGTTGTAGATCCCGCGAACGGGGTCCGGGTTCTGGCAGTCCTTGAGGATGAAGAACCAGTGCTTGTTGCCGATGGTCTGGCCGTTCCAGTGGTTCGGGCTGATGGTCAGGGTTTGCACCGGCACGAAGGTCTGGGTGTTGACACCCCATTTCTTGTGGCTGCGGCTGCTTTCCACGACACCCGAGGCCGGTTGAATGGTGACCGTGTCCTTCTGGAGTGTGATCTGCAACGCCCTCAGGTCGTGAGGCACAATCTTGTTGAAGGTGTAGTTGAACACCTGGCCCTCGTATTCGATTTCGAGTTCGAAGCCGACGTCGATCCGCTCACGTTGATAGAAGTTGTCCACAACCACGGTGTAGGTGCCAAGACGGGCCTGACCGGGCCGGTAGGACACATTCTCGACGGCCTCCCGCGTCGTGCCAGCGCCGGCGTTCATGTCGACGTCGAGCTTGCCCTCCTTGTTGCGGAAGCTGATGCGGTTGCCGTCCGGTTCCACGACATGCAGATCGAGGTCGTCGTAGTTGAACCAACTCAGCGAAACCCGGAACTCAGCGTTGGTCACATTGCCGCCGGCCTTCTTCACCCGTTCCTTGATCGAGTCCGTCACGTTGCCATCATAGGACCAGGCGAAGTCGTTGTTCCAGCGGAACAGCCTCCCGGTGTCCGGGTGCTTCGGCGCGGTCAGGGTCATGAAGTGGCCGAGATGCTTGTTCTCGACCAGCACGGCCATTGAGGTCGGCTTCAAGGCCAGCAGGTTGTCGATGGTGATCGGGGTCGCCGATTTGGTATCCGGGGCCTTCGGTTTCACCTGAGTCAGCAGGAGATCCTTGAGCCCGTCGCTGAAGAGCGGCTGCACCGAATTGTCGATGAACAGCACATCTTTGACCGAGAGGTCACCGAAATTGGCCATGCGCCGATCTACAGCCTCACGCAGGCCGAGGTTGTCGAGCGTGGACAGCGCCGCGTCGATCATCTTCGGTGTGATGAGGGACTTCGGACGCTTGTAGTTCGCCGGTGCCACCTTGCTTTCGAAGGAAGCCACCGCGCGTTCCAGATCGACGCCATCGCACAGGTCGACGACGAGGGTGCCGATCACGGTGTTGCGGAACCGGGCCTGCGGGCTGGACAGGTTTGCCCAGAGATAGGCTTCCTTGTCCTGTGCGGCCTGATATTCCTTGGCCATCTGCCGGAAGGCGCGGACGGCGGCGAGGTGTTCCTGCCCGCGGTAGATGCTGTTCGAGTTGATCAGGTCGATCACGGTCTCGAGGTTCTCGAGGATGTTCAGTTCCTCAAGGCCACGCTTCAACAAGGCATAGGTCGTGTTGACCTGGCCGATGTTCTCGGGGCTACGCCGATGGGGGGCCGGCACGACTGCGTGGAAGTGACTCCAGTTGCAATCGTTGACCGGATCATAGGTGCGGGGTGCCCCGAAGCTGTAGTGCTTGTGCGAAGCACCGTAGACCGAGACGATGTGCGCGTTCTGGACGATGCGCCGCAGGGCTGCAGCAACCACGTTGAAGGGATACGGGGCTTGCTCAGCCGCGGTGTCCCAGACCGTGCGGTGGTCGGCGGTCTTGATGCGCCCGATGTTCTTCACGAAGTTCCGGCAACACGAGCAATCATGCTCGGTGTGGGTTTTGAAGATCGGGTTGGTGCCCTCGGGGAAGGCCGAGAGGTAGGTCTCCCACAAGGGGAGACCTGTATCGAACAGCATGGTGTCTTTGGCCATGCTCTCGAATTGGTCGTGGACGAGGTTGGAGAAGACTTCGAAGGTCATGCTGCGGTCCTCGATTTGACGCCGAAGCGGATGGACGATTTGCCCTGCTTCTCGCATTGCGCGAGGGTGGAGGCGGGGACGAGCTTCTTGAGCAGGGCGCTGTCGTAGGAAAGCCGGCCGGCGACCTCAGAGAGGGTCACGCGCGCCAGCTTGCCCTCGATTTCGGTGTCGCCCAGGGCGAGGAGCTGCTTTTTCAGCCGCTCTTCTTGTTCGGCCAGATCAGCCTGGGTCGCCTTCAGCTGCATGTATTCATCGGCAAGTTTGCTGCGTCTCATTTTCAGTCCTCGAAGTAGAAGAGATTGTTGATGGGATTTACCCCGAGGCGAAAGCCTCGGGATAACAGGTCGGATTTGATGGCTTGAGCCATTTGGTCGTAGTTCCTGGTGGCGGAACGGTTCGGCCTCGGAAGCTGGAAATAGAGGTCGGCCTGTCGAAACAGGTCGTTCATCCGTGCCAGTTTGGCGCGGTCAGATGGTGACGGTTCCATTGCCGAGCCACAGGATGAACGGGGTCAACTGGTCGGCCGTGATCGGGCAGTCGATGCTGTCACCGGTGTTGGAATCAAATCCCAGGACAAGACCACGGCCGGCCAAGGGTTGCGGATAGCCCGGGTGGTAGAAGAAGTGCTGATCCTCGACGTAGAGGCCCTCATCGTCGACGAAAATCGAGATGTGAGGGGCGATCTGAACGCAGTCGAACAGGTTGCAATTCAGCGCCGGGGAAATGTCCCGCCAGTTGTTGATTTCGATGGAGGTGACGGTCTTGGTCTCGGGGTCGATCAGAAGAGCTTTCATGTGATCCTCATGGATTGTGACAGATGGCGAGGAAGTCTTCCCTCGCTGCCTGTTGAAGTTTCTCATTGAAGTCCTTTTGCCGACATTCACGAGTATGCCGAGCTTGCGCTCGGCATACTCGTGAATGTCGGCAAAAGGACCAGCGGTGAAGCCGGTATAGGCCCCGATGATCGCGGCCTGTTCCTTGGTCAGACGTTCCATGTGATCCTCACTGGGTGCTGTAGCCAGCGCCCTCGAGGGCGCTGGTGTGGTCCAAAGCCCCCCGGAAGGAACCGGGGAGTTCCAGCCAGTCGAGGACTTCCCCCAGTCGGGTGGCCGGGAAGATGTAGGTCTCGGGGCCATATGGGAGCACGTTCACCGCGGAGACGACGACATAGTTGGTCTTCTTGTCGTCGTCATAGGTCATCGGGGGGTCGACGCGGTAGAGGCGGGCGTCACCATTTCAGCCGACAAGGTTCTCGATCAAGGTGGCTTTCATTCTTCCATCTCCAGCCAGGGGTTATAGGCGATGTCTTCTTTGGCGTATTTCGCCCACAGCTCGAGGGCCTGGGCGGCGAACTGAGGCGAACAGGGGCTCGGGGCGTAGTCCGGGTCAAAGACCGGGAGCATCCAAGGCGTGTCCTTGTTGGAACTGAAGCCGAAATACTCGAGAGCGCGGGCCTGGATGTCGGACCAGGCGGGGTTCTCGCTCGGGGACATGCCACTGAATTGTGCGGCCGCGCCGGCAATGCAGCACACCGATCCGCAGCCGCCATTGAGGATCTTCTCCAACTCGGTCGGGCTGAAGGTGTCCGTGTCGTCTTCGTAGACCGGCAGACCCTTGGCCGTGATGTTGCTGTAGGTCATCGAGAAGGCGACTTCGGGGGCACCCCTGTTCAGCCAGTCGATGACTTTGTTGATGTTTTCAAAGTTGGGCATCAGAAAGCTCCTTGATGAGGAAGTCCAGAAGGTCGTAGCGCGCCTGACCATAGGGCGTGTTTTGGTCCCAGAGGTTGGATGCGCTGTAGTAGGCGTCGACCCCAGGTGGCACCGGGAAAAGACGTTCACCCGAGAACTGGGGCCACCTGGTGAAGAGTTTACACACCCGTCTGTAGACGAGGTGGTTGTAGAGGGGGAAGTGCCAGCAAATCCCCTTTTGCGGGTGACGAGGCCCGTTGATTTTGAGATCCAGCAGAGAACGCAGGATCATCGCGTCGGCGGTCTTCTCGATCCAGAACTCCAAGAGGTTACGGCGATTGTCGCCGTAGGGACCGACCCACATGGTGCCTGCGAAGCATGCCTGGTGGTAGGCGTCAGTTGGGGTGATGTCAGGGTCAGGGTGTGGCACCGGGTAGTAGAGGTTCCCCGAAAACAAGGGCCACGCTTCGAAGACCTTATCCTGGAATTGGAGTTGGCGGTAACCAGGGAGTTGAGCGCAGATCCCTTTCTTGGGGTGGTCGGTGTCCACAGCCAGAAGGTCGCGGAGAAGGTGAAACATCGTCATTTGCGATGCTCCAGCAGGTTGTTGCGGTAGGTCTCGAACAGCGGGCGCAGTTCGGGGATGTTGAGTTCGAGGGACTCGGCGTCCTCGACGAGGGATGCGAGACGGCTGAGAAACTTCTCACGCATGACGTCCGAGCGATCCGGGATGGCCTCGACGTAGGCCGTCAGCTTGGGGAGGTCGTCGTGGTAGGAACGTATGGCGTCGGAATAGGTGTCGGACGAGTTCATACAGTATTCGACAGCATACCAGAGCCGGGTGGATTCCACGAACGCGCGGATCTCCACGCGATTGTAACCCTTATCCCGAATTGAGGTTTCGAGACGGGCGAGAACGGTGCGAAGTTCGTCGATGGTCATGTCGGTTTCACCTTTCTGGAAAATTGTAGACTTCCGCGCCTACAGCACGGGCAAGACGGACATAGGTCGCGGTCGTGACCCAATCGAAAGCGCCGGGGCCTTCGTCCTCGGTGCGGGTGGGATCGACCATCGGTCCGCGGATGGAGAAGTGAACCAGTTGGTCGAAGGGGATCGTGCTGCCACCCCTCCCAATCGTTGCGAGGAGCGCGGTCCGAAGGGTCTGAAGGTCGCGGCGCATGGACTCCCGGATACGGACGGGATTATCAGGCTGGGCCTCGGTGCGTATCGAACGGAGAAGGGTCGTCTTCATGCGATCCTCGCTGATTGGTGGTGTTGACGCACTGGGTATGCTCGTTCTCTTAGTCCCGGAACCTGAAACGGCGCTCCCTTTGGCTTGGCTTACCAACGCGGTAGTTTTCACAGGTTACCGGCCCCGGTAGTGGTCATTGGAAGGGTCTCCTATGTTGAACTGATCCCGGATCAAGACCCTGGGGTAGGGTCTTGATCGAGGGCCAGCGGTAGGGTCTTGA